CGTTTTCACAAAGTAGTATGCAGGTTTTCGCTCCTTCACGCAGCGTTATCACAGACATGATTATGGTGCAGTTCATCAGCATGATTCTGATTTTTGGTTTGATTCTCATGCTCAAGGGCAACACGCTGAGCGCTGACGCAGTCAGCGCCTACCTCATTGGTATCATGGTGTCCTCACTCATTCTTGGGCGCATCTACACTCGACTCACTCAATGACCAGCGCCCGAGTGGGCAGTCACCTGAAGGTAACGCAGCCTTCACTTTGGTAAAGCACCCACACTGACGGCAGACATTCACCGCTTTGAGCAGATACTCGCAATCCATGCAGACTTCTAAACGGCGGATGAACTCTTCTTTGCTAACTCGGCGGCGTTTTATGATGTCTTTGCCTGCATTCTTTAGTTCAGTGACTTGTTTCGGGACCCGAGGCACCTTCCTGAACATGCAACGGGGAGAGCGTTTCTTGAGAAAAGGGTTATGTCCGATGCTGCTTTAGAAGGACGCATGGGGGGTGCGGAGCGTGTCACAAAGCGGTCCTGCCCTTTTTGTCAACATCCGTCTCGTGAAGAACTTGAACAGGGCATGTTGCTGGGTGAAATAGCAGCCAAGCAACTCGATGAGGACATGGGTTGGCGCTTTAACACCAGCGACCGCCATTACCGCAACCACATGGGTCAGTTCCACATGGCGTCTAATCCCCAGTGCAAGGTGTGCGCCGACCCACGACGCTCTGAGTTTGAGCAGCGTTACTTTGCTGACGGCTCTGAATCGGACGCCATCGCAGAAGAGTTGGGCATCCGTGAAGAAAGCGTCTACCACCACATGAAGCATCACTTTCAACCGCTGGTGCAACGCGCAGCCGTGGCTGAGGTGGCCATGGTTGTCGGTCAAGAGGTTGATACACTGCGCTCGAATGTTGAATTGCTTAATCACAAATTGTCTGAACTGCTTAACGAAGGCAGCGTGCATGAAGACGGCTTCGTTCGTGACGCTGTGATGCTGCACAAGGAAGTCAGGGAGTCCATCAAGGACCTCGTGAAAATGCAAGAAAACTGGGGCCCGACTTCAGAAAACGGCGAGATTCACAACACCATCAACATCCTCAAGGTTGAACTGGGCAAAGAAAGCCCCGAGTCGTGGGCTCGTATTCGTGAGAAACTCATTGGGCATGTCGAGGAGGAGTTCGTTTGATGGAAGTCCCTGTTCCCGACTTGTTGCAGGTGGCTCATCCCGGCTACCGCCTCGTTATCGCTCGACCTCATCTCAACGATGAAGACATCATGAGCGTTGTCGACTATGCTCAGCGAATGGCCGAGCGTTTTGAGCACTACGGTCAAATCGTGGTGACAGCACCCTTTTTGTTTGAAATGCTGAAGGAGAGTTTCCACACTTTGCTCAACAACGATGACCCTTCAGTTGTAATCCCGGTGCGTGAACTTACAGCCCGTTTGCTTCAAGAACACGAACACATGACGAACAACATGGTCCGGGCCTTCCCAGTCAACCCGGTCGTTAAAGGCGTCTATACTGACCTCAGCGAAGTGCTCTTCGACGCCTTCGATTCACTAACTGGAGGTGACATGGATGACTGAGGGCATGATGGGTCGTGGCTCGGACACCCGCATCTACGCTCCACGCTCCGAGTCTTCGCACATGTTCCGTGCAAACCACGAAGACGAGGAAACCCCTACTGGCTTGGAAGATGCTCGTGACAAAGAAGCACGGATGGACCGCAAGCAGAAAAAGCAGGAGCGGGAAGAAAAGGAGGACCGTCAGATTCGACACATCAAGGTGCGTCGTCATCACATGGGTCTTGGTGACAAACCCGAAGAGGGAATGGAAGAAGAAGAGTCTTTGTTCAAACCTCGTGAGTCACCCACTGAACCAACGCAACCTGCTGGTGCCGGTGGATTCTTGACCAGCCTCGCTGCTCAGGCTAAGGGCCCCGGTGCTGCCGGTGGTGAAATGATTCAGATGAGTGAGTCGATGGCTTACGCTTGGTCTGATATTCTCAAGTTCGACCGTTCGGATGAGTTGTATGAACTTGCTATGGAAGCCATGGCTTTGGGTTATGCTGATAATTTGGAGGATGCTTACAAAATCGCTGAAGAAGAGGCTGAGTTGACTGCTCGTATGCCTTTACCACCCGAACTCGATGATTCCATTCCTGACCCTGAGTTTGACCCCCAGTTCCAACAGAAGAACGCCAGTGAGCCGATGGTCTACGCTTGGTCTGAATTGTTGAAGTCCAAGCGTAAGCAAGAGAAGCGTCGTAAGACTGAAGAGCGAGCCAAGTGGCGGCCCTCCACTGGTAAGTTCAAGCGTCCTCGTGGCGGCTACACCGGTCGCTCAGGCACCTCGGCTCGGGCTAAATTGTTGTCTCGCAACCTCCCCATGGGTCGCAAGACGGGGTTGATGCAACCTCACTTGTCAGTTGAGATGTCTCACCGCGGTATCGCCAGTAAGCAGCCAATGTCCAAGGACCCTCAGGCCTACGGACAGTGGCGAGGCTACCAAGAGCAGCAGAGCATTCGTGGTCAAATTGCTCCTCAAAGCGGAGCGGCACTGCCCTTTGGGCAGGTTCGGATGCCCAGCGCCCCTCGACCTCGTCTTCATCCTGTTCGTGCTCCCCCAATTCAGCCGCCTAAGATGCGCATGCCTCACTTAAACCGACCAAGTATGCCGGGTATGGTGACCATGAGCGAAGACCCTGTGCCTGAAGGTGACCTCCTGAAAGCGGGCACAAATCACTACCTTCTTGCTGAAGCCCGCACTGCTCTCCGTGAAATGCGACAACTCATGCGTCGCATGAAAGACAAGGATGACAAAAAGAAAAACATGGGTGCGCCTGACACCGCTGGTGCGGCGTCAACGCTACCAAAATACCCCGGTAACAATCCAAAGCAAACCACTCGTGGTGAAGGAGGGACGGAAGACGAAAACGACCCTCGAACATGGGGACTTGACCCCATTGGACAACTCGTCGGACGAGGGGGTAACCGAGCATGAGGCCCGTGTTCGTGTTGAAGTCAGCGGACATTCTGCTGAAAGGGCACGGTAACTACGCTTTTTTCAACGGTGTGCCGCATCTTTTGACGAACCCCCCTCCCGAAGCGATTAACCCGGACCCCGAAGGGCCGGATGTCCCACTTTTTGCTCACTACGGTAACTCTCGACCTCACCCTTCCGGTCATGCGGGCATGGGTGAATTGCTTGAGGGTGAGTTTCAACGAGGCAAACACGGGGAGATGACCTATCACACTGACGGCTTCGACCATCACCACGGGCACGACGGTGTATGGCATCATCTCGGTGAGGCACTTGAGCGAGCCGGTTACGACCCACGCTTGGCTAAGGAACTCCTACAGCGAGCCATTAACGAATACAATGACACGCATAAGGACCGAAGCGGAGCGCACCATCTACCTGATGTTGACTCCATGGAGTGGCGAAAACTCAAGGCCACTCCTTACAACGCAAACATGGAACCGACCCGTCGTCCTAACCGTAGCGTTGATGGACATTTTGTTACGACTTTTACCAATCGACCGAACCGAAACGAAAAGGTCGGTCACTTTGTTGAATCCTATTCGATTCCTTACTGGAAACAACTGGCGGCCATTGTCCGAGAATACGGACTCGACGACATTGCTAACATGGAGTGGACGACACGAGGCCACATCTCAATCGACGACCTTCATCCAGCCGGTCGGCGTTTGAAAGGTCGCGGTGGAGATGTCATTGGTCAGGGTGGACAACTTCCTGATTCACACATCACCAACGCTCCCGGCGGTGTCAACTTTAATCCCGCATTTGACTCAGTGCAGTCGTGGTCGGTTGCGCACCACATGCCTGATTTGATGCACTACAAGTTGGCTTCGCAAAAAACGCCACCGTCTGAAACCATGCGCAGTGCTCGTGGTCATATCAAGGAGGCTTTGAAGCGGGCTGCTGAAAATCCCGATATTATCCCTGATGTGCAGGTGCCTATCAACACGGCTCAAACTGCTGGCGGGACCAACTACACGATGCAGCCTCTTAAGACGGTCTTGTCCAATGAAGAGATGCTGAAAAATCTCCTGAATGAATTGGGCTCAACTTCGGCCCTCACGGCCTTATTCGGTCGACTTAAGTCAGGTGGTCAGAAGCGTCCCAGTTCAGGTGCTCGTATTTTCAGTCACTTGTTGGATGCGTTCGGTGGCGACCCTGACGAAGAAGGCAAGCGAACTCAGTTTGATAATTTGATGGAGCATGCTCTTCAAGGTGAGCACATTCCACTTGAGCCTGAGTTCATGTCGGGCACAAAGCATCCGACGAAGAACGGGAGCACACACAAGAACATGGCTCAGATGTATGTCAAGGCCATGTTGGCTCATCACAATGAATCCCTTCCTCAGTTGAGAGATTACCAGCCGGATGCTCAGACGCTTCAAGCCTTGGGCGTGAGTCACGAGGGTATTAAGGAAGAGCAAGTCAACGCTCGCCGTCAGGCTATCGAAGGTATCGCCGACATGATGGCTCGTGCGTTTGGGCATGAAGAGCGTCGTGCTGTTCCCGATGAACTACCGACGACCGGTCTTGCTGGGCGAACGGTGATGGGTTACCCTGAGGAACTTATCCCGTCCGTCCCTGAGCATGTCCCACTCTTTACTGACTTGTCCATGGGAGCAGCATCGGTAGCACCTACAGCCGCACCTCGTCCTGAACCTGCACCTCGTCGTCCTGTGACTGAAGGAGTGGTGGCTCCGCCTGCCGCTACGCCTCCGATGGCTGCGCCAGCACCAGCACCTGCACCTGAGGCAGCACCTGCACCTGTGGCAGCACCTGCACCTGTGGCCGTTCGCCGCACCGGGGGCATCCCAATTGGGCAATTGTCGCCTGAACAGCAGGCTGCCCGTATGGGTGTGGGTCAGGCTGACCCAGCGACCTTGCGTCAATTCATGGAATTGAGCGGCATTGGTCCAAAGCCCGGCACAGGTGAACTCACTGAGCAAGAGCGACAATTCCAGCAGACTTTTGGTGACCCACGGCAGCGTCTTCTTACAGAATACATGAAAAGTCAGGACAACATGTTGCCTGAAGCGGACCGGTTGATGAAGGCCATGGAGCAGATGCAGCGCGATGACGCCATGAAGAGTGACCGCGTCATGAAGCACGCTTTGACTCGTCCAGTTAACATCGCTGATGAGCACGGTGTCCGCCATCTTGCTAAGCACCTCAATCTCACACCTGTCGATATTCGCTCCATCGCCCATCAAATGGGTGACTGGGAGCGCATAGCCAAGCGCCTCAACATCTCATCGGATGTGGTCAAGGTTGTCAAAATCAGTGTAGGGGGGATTTGATGAGTAAAGTCCTCGTGCTGAAATCGTTTGAACTCTACGCTGACCCTGCGGGAAACTTGACTCAGCAGCAACTAATTGGCGGCCCTGCTCCGAAAGGGTTGCCGCTGGAAGCGCAGACGCAGCGAACGCCCGAAGAAGTCTATGTCGCAAGGCGAGATGCGGCACTCACCGCTCCTAACTTGGAAGGTGCTGCTTCGCCTTCTGAGTTTGAAGACCCTGACCTCGCCGCTCAGCAGCGGCGGGAACTTGCTGAAATGAAGCGCAAGGTCAAAGCCGGTGAGTTTCGTAGTCATCAAGAGCGCTACGGACATCAGGGCTTCGCTGGCGTTGTTGAAGGGGGTAGGAGAGGACGACAAGGACCGATGACTGAACAGCAGATAGGTGACGCTCGCACTGCTGGTCAACGGGCAGGTAAGGTCGGCGTCTTTGGGCGAAGGCTTGGTGCTGGTCTTGCCGGAGCACTCGGTGGCCTCTCGGCTGTCACTGCGCTTGAGCAGGCCGGGGCGTCAGGTGCAGGTCTTGAACAGGGTCTTGGCTCGGCTGCTATTCGGGGGATGACAACCACCAGTGCTGCTCGCCCTCATCTTGAAAGCGCTGCTGGTGCAGCGGGAGCACGCCTTGGCGCTGGTTCAGTTGGTGTTCAACGCAGAGCCCAGCAAGGTTTGGAGCGAGGGCGTCAGGCTTTGGAAAACCGTCGTGCAAATCGTGTAGCCGTCGCTCAGCCCACCGTGGCTCAACCCACACCTGCACCTGTCCCGTCAGGTCCTACTCCCCCTCCTTACGCCGAATACCGAGCCGGTCTTGAGGCTGAGCGAGCCCGACTGCAAAGGGCTCTTCAATACAACCTGCCCGGCACGCTACGAGGGGCAGAGCAGCGTTTGATTGGTGTTGAACGACTCCTCAACCCAACCACAGCGAGGCAACCGTTTGACATGCGAGGAGGCGCTTACAACACCGATGTTTTCGAGCCCGTGCCTCAATTTAACCCAGCATCACGAGCGCCCAATGACCCAAATCAAACACAACTACCCGGTGCACCTGTCACGGCATCGCCAACCACCGCTTCATCGACGGAGCAAAGCAAACTCCCCATACCCCCCAAGACGGCGGAAGGTATGGCTGCTGCGTTTCCTCAATCAACTGCTGCTGACCCGTCAGATGGAATTGCTGAGCCAACGACTGGTAAAGACGCTGCTGAAGCAGGTGCCGCTCTTGCTGAAAAGTTCAGTGGGAAGAAGCAAAACATGTCGACAATGGGGGTTGAGGAATGAGCGACAAGTCTGCTGAGATGCAAGAACTTGTCATCGAGATGGACAAGAAAATGTCCGCTCGGTCGTTCAAATACTTCTTTGAGACGGTGCTTGAGTTCGACTATGCTAACCACCACGGCATGTGGGACAAGGGATTGGCTGACAACCGCTACTACTGCGTGAAGGCATCTCGTGACCACGGTAAGTCCGTGTTCTTCATGTCCTACGCCCTGTGGATTGCTGCTTTCAATCCCGGCACGCACATCATGATTTTCTCTCACTCGTTGGAGCAGACGCTTGAGCACATGCGTTTCATCCGACAGAACATTCAGAACTCACCGTGTTTGAAGGATTTGATTCCCTCGGGTAAGCCATGGCGTAAGACCTACTTCGAGTTCACCAACGGTAGCCGTATCATGGCCAAGTCAGTCGGTGGTGGAACTCGTGGTTTCCACCCGGATGTTGTGTTGTGTGACGACATTCTGTGGGGAACCACTGGGTCTGAACTGCAGCGTGCTGCAGACTGGTTTTACGGTGTTTTGCTTCCTGTTCTCCACCACACGGGTCGCTTGATGATGGTGGGCACACCGTTCAGTTACAACGACCTGTATGCTCAACTTGAGAAGACGGAGACATTTGTCGTTGAAACCTACCCTGCTATCAACAGGGAAGGTGTGGCTCTGTGGCCTGAGCGTTGGAACCTTGAAGCACTCGACCAGCGGCGCATGTCGATGCCTGCTATTCAGTTCACTCGTGAGTATCTCTGTGAACCAATTCACGATGTCGCCAGTATGTTCCCAATGACGCTGCTTGAAAAGGCCCGTGACCATGAACTCAAACTTCTCGATGTCGCTGACGCTGAGTATGATGAGAACGGTGAGCGAGTCGGTGTGCTCGGTCATCATTTCATTGGTTGGGACACGGCCATCGCATCGGACAAGAACGCTGACTACACAGCCATAACAGTTTTACGCACGCTACCTGACGAAGATGTCAAGCAAATCGTGGGCAGTGTGCACGAGCAAGGTATGGGGTCAGCAGCACAGAAGCGAGCCATCATCCTTCTCAACAACAAGTTTCAGCCCGACCTCATCGAACTCGAAGGTAACAACTTCCAGCGTATGTTCGCTATGGAACTGCAGGATATTCGCCAAGATATTCCAATCCGCACTTTCATGACGACTCGCACCCGCAAGGAGAGTTTGTTTATGTCACTCTTGATGGCGTTTGAACAGGGTCAAATTAAGACGCCTTACGGTGACGACCGCTCTCGTCGTTTTACGCACAAACTCGAAGAGGAATTGACCCGCTTCGGTATGCAGAAGAATGGACGACTCGAAAGCGTAGGTGTGCATGATGACCTCGCCATGTCCCTCGCTCTCGCCAACTGGGCGACCAAAGAGTTCCGAGGAAGCGTAGTGATGCTTGATGATTACATGCCCGGATTCGATGATTGGCTCACGGGCGAACCAAGAAAAAATGATGGATGGATGATACCATGAAGGAAGAAAAAGTTGGAAAGAAAGGCAAGGGCATGGTCCTCGTTATCTCTGTAGGGAAACCCTCAGACAAGAATCCTGCAAACGCTGCTGACCCGGACAAGCAAGAAAAGATGGACCAACTTAGCAGCGAACTCTCAAGACGCGGAAAAGTTTTGTCAAATGCAAACGCTCGCATGGGCGCTGGGCGACAAGTTAGGAATCAAGTTCGTTACCAACAAGGTGACCTCGACGACCCCAACGCTGAACCTGAAGAAGAAGCCCCAAAACTCGCTGATGATGTTTCAATCGGTCACAGTGGGCGACGAGGAAGTAAAGAAGAGGCTGAGGCTTTTGAGAGCGGCAAGCCGTTGATGCAGCGTCTACAAGAAGAAGAGGACAGAAAGAAGCCTCAAACAGAAGAAGAAGACCTCTACGCCAACATCTTCGACAGTATGAAGCGAGCCAGTTTTGACGCAACCGACCCCTACGCTGGTTTTCATGTAGAACCTCCTGCTTCCTCAAGTCCTGCAGATGTAGAGGCTTTTCGTGAAAGAACACGGCAGAAACTGAAAGAGATGAAAGAGCAGGGATTGATTCATCCTACTGAAAGCAACCCTGCAGGATTACCACCACCCACCCTCGCTCAAGAACGAATGGGAACCTCCCTTACTCCCGCCTTCATATCAAAAGCCACTCCGGCTGAACTCATGGAAGAAGCACAACGCTTGCGTGAAGCCGGTGAGAAGGGACAGGCTCGTCGTTTCAGCGATGTTGCTTCACAAATGGAGCGAGGTCCAGCCCTTGCTGAGTCAACCATCAGTCGTCTCGGTATGCAGGCTGCTCAAGCCCTCGACCCTGAAGAGGAAGACCAAGAAGCCTTTGCTCGCTTCCTTTATGGTGAGGGTAAAGCCGGTGCTGATTATCAAGACATGCGTCTGAATCCAAACTTCTACGACCCCGCCCAGCGTCGTGAGTTCATGCGACTTATGTCGCAAATACAGCGACAGAAGAATCGTGCTGACTCTATGGGTGCTGAGGGAGAAGCGCAACTTGCAGCACTACGAGAGGAAGACCCGACTCAGTTCTTTGCTGACCAAGACATGGTGCAGCGGGCTTATCCTTCACCGGCTGACCTCGCATGGGTGGTTTTGAAAGCGCAAAAGCGTGACCCTCGTCTCGCTCGTGCCGGTGTGAGTGGATTCAACAAACCCAAGCGAACGCCCAAGCATCCGAAAAAGAGCCATGTTGTCGTGGCTCGGGAAGGTGGGAAGGTCAAAACTATTCGCTTCGGTCAGCAAGGTGTTTCAGGCTCTCCTAAGAAACAGGGCGAGTCTTCCTCATACCGCAAGCGTCGTGAGTCGTTCAAGGCCCGTCACGCCAAAAACATCAACCGTGGAAAATTGAGTGCTGCATACTGGGCTGATAAAGTAAAGTGGTGAAATCGCATGTCCTCAGCCTTTGACATTGCTTTTGACGACCTTCGCAAGAAGTTGTGTCCTGAAGGCAAGGCAGCGGCCAAGAGGAAGTTCAAGGTCTACCCGTCAGCCTACGCCAACGGATGGGCCGTGCAATACTGCAAGGGTAAGTTCAGGGGGAAGAAGAAGTGAACCCGTTTGATTTTGCGTGGCTTTTATTGAAAGGGGATGTGAGCGCTCGTAGTGTAATCGGGTATCAGCACCTCCCTACTGAGATGAACTACGATGCAATTTCACAATTCCTTCAAAATAACCCCAATTCTACTCTTGGAGATATGATGACTCCTTATCTTACTGGTCAATTCACTCAGCCTACTTCAGAAGTGGTCACCGACCCTCGTTCGTATCAAGACGGTAGTCTACCCTTTCCTATGACCGCTCAAGAGGCTGAGTCTTTTACGGGTCAGTTCAAAACTCCCGATGGTTATGCTTTACCTGAGCGTTACATGGCAGCGGGTCGCGGTGGACCTACAGACCGTCCTTTGTTGATGAATACGCTACGCACACTTCAGGGAAGGATGCGTCAAATGCCTGAAGCCTTTGCATTTGAGCCTGTAGAAAGTCGTATCAGAGGAGGACAGGAAGACTCTCGCCCTACTGGTAAAATGGGTCGTCTCGGTGCGAGACTTGAAAATTATATGAACACCCCAATATCAGTGCGTCAGGCGACAATGGACCCTTCTTCTATGATGGGCGCATCTAACACTCAAATGGTAGGGGTGACTGCGTGACCGACCGCTGCACTTGTCACGATGTCCTTGTCATCAAGGATTTGAACCGTTGGTTCAAGGAAAAGTGGGTGGATGTTTCACGCAAGGACAAAGACGGCAAGCATCCGCCATGCGGTCGTTCCAAAGCCAACACTTCAAGCAAGGGCTACCCGAAGTGTCGCCCATCCGTCAAGGTCAGCGACAAGACACCAAAGACCAGTGGCTCCATGAGCGAAGGGCAAAAGCGTGCGGCGACTAAGCGTAAGCGAGCCAAGAAGCAGGGTGTCGGCGGTAAACCGACGATTGTCAAGGCCGACTACCAATACGACATCACCGATGACCGCATCGTGACGGGCGAACCAATGGACATCGCTATGCGGTTGCTCAAGACTCGTATCGCATCACCGGATGAAGACCATCCTCAAATTGGCAGAACTGTGTATGACCCCGAAACGAATGAAGTTTTAGATTCATCAGTAAGACTCATGCCGACCAAACATGGTAGGCATAACGAACCCGAAAACTTCATCCGTGATGTAATACATGAAGATATGCACACAGCAACATTACCCGAAGTAGGTCATAGCAATATCGTCCATGCGGAGTTCCCTGCATTTTTGGGTGAAGAAGTGTATTCACAAAGATTGGCAGAAGAAGGTAAATCAGAAAGGCGACGAGAACCTTATGATTTAGAAAGAACAACTCCTTTCAATCAAGCATTGTATCGTGTGAGCCAACACCCTAATGTTCCCGCTGAAGATAGGGCAAAAGCGAAACAATTGTGGTTTAACACCATACAGACAGGTGAACCAATGGACCTCTCTTGGCGACTACTCAAGCGACCAGTCAGTCCCGAGGCCAAGCGAGCCAAGAAGCAAGGTGTTGGCGGTAAGCCGACCGTCGTGAAGATGGTGGGCGTTAAATAGAGGTATCTCGTGAGGTAGAATTATGTGGGGGTCGGCACTTATCGAGGATGATTTTGTCATCAAGGCTGAAGTCCCCTATCAAGAGGAAGTTGTCGAGGCTATTCGTAAGACCTACCGTTTCGCTCCTAACGGCGACGGGTGGTTTGAGGCGAAGATGAATTGCACTGCGGACCAGTTGGTAAAGCGACTACGCAAGGCTCGTCGTCACAACAAAGACACGAGTGGTGATATTGACGCTTTTATTGATGACATCCGAACCATCAAGGCGTTGGAAACCGAACTTACCATTCGCAACCTCTCGTGGGCTGACGGCATGGAGCACTGCATCAAAGGACTCGGACTGTCTGACAGGTCCCTTAAGCACCTGCGTCAATTTGGCGAATCCCGAGCAGTGTCGCTTCAAAAAGCCTGTAGCCTTTGGGAGAAGGCTGAGGCTACGATGAAGATGCTCGATGAGCATGAGGATGTGTGGGGTGAGGAAGAGCAACAAGCGTGGGCGTCGGCTATGCGTGACCGCAGCGACGCACGAAAAATGTGGCGCACGGCTTTGTTCCAGTCTGACAAACTCACCAAGGCCGAAGTGTCCTACCTTGAGTTCGTAGCCGAACAACTGAAGAAAGGGCCAATGCAAGTCAGCGACCTGCAAGAAGACATGAATGAAGCGGGGCTAATCCGCAAGTCATTCACAACCCGCAAGTTCACCACGCTTCTCAACATGTATGGTGAAGAGTTCGACATCATCAAAGGAGCGGAGCGTGGCTCGTATGTCCGTGTCACCAACGAAGGTCTTGTCTTGAAGGATGTGTGGGCTTACGGTGCTGGGTTCCTTGACGCAGACGGTTACATCACCATTACCGAGCGTGGGGAGCCTCGTGCTGGAATGATTGCGACAGGGGAGAGGGGTCGTGTTCACTGTGAAGACCTCTACAAAACGATGGACTGCGGCGTCCTGCAACTGGACAACAAGGTTCACAAGAACTCCACTCGTAGTCAACATCGACTGCAATTCTATTCCAAGGCAGACCTCCGTAAGTTTCTGAACGGGGTCTTGCCTCATCTCAAAATGAAGGGCACGCAGGCAAAGGCCGTCCTCGCCTTCATTGACGAGGCAGACCCCGTGAGAAAGGAAGAACTGAAACGCTTGGTTCGTTTCAAAAATTGGGAAGATGACGCCAAGAAGTCGTCCGAACTGCTTAATTCGTGGGGCGTTGACGCCGATACCATCGGCAAGTATGCGGAGGGTCTGTGATGGCGGAAGAAGAGCAAGGACCAGTTAGCCGATTCCTTTCAGCGTTGGCGAACCCGTTCCGCCGTCGAACGACGCCTCAACCGCAGATGCCTCTCTACACAACGGGCATTCAAGAGCCTGTGTTGGCGCAAGGTATCACTCTCCCAGCCCTCTACGCTGTGAGTCAAGAGAACCTCATTCTGCGAACGGTGCAGTCAAAATTGCGACAGGAGATTTTCCGTCGTGGTTATCACTGGGAGAAGAAGTTTCGTAAGAAGTGCGTTGAGTGCGAAGAGGAGTTTCACCACGACATCGAGATGTGCAAAACCTGTGGTGGAGAGGTTCGTTCCCCCGACCCTGAGCAAGTCATCTACCCGAAGTGGCTGCTTGAACAGGAGAACGCTATGGAGCAGACCTTCATGCAAGTGCTCGGTGAGATTGAGAACGACCTTAACATCGTCGACGATGCCTTCCTTCTTCTCATCAAGGAATACTATGTCGACCCTGACTCGGGTGAAATTGCCTTTTACCGCGTCAAGGAAATCGTTCGAGGTGACCCTGTTTTCATGCGTATCATCGCCGACAAGCGCGGTGTCCGTGGCGGGCGTTACAAGATTTGCCGCCTTCACCGCGACCAAGTCGCCTATCCCGGTCAAGAACCCAAGTGTCAAACTTGCGGCTCTCGCCTCGTTGATGCTCATTATGTCAACATGGCGGGAAGCGGTAAGAACCAGTATTTTACGAAAGGTGAAGTCATTCATCTGAGCAAATACAACCCAAGCAAACTCTACGGTCGCGCTCCTGTCAACACCATGTGGCGTCAAGCCATGAGCCTCACAGCCATGGACAACTACATCTACACGGCTTACCAAAAGCGGCGCACACCTAAGGGTATCATCTCCGTGACTACGGACAACCTTGAGTCAATGAAGTCGTTTTGGAAGTCCGTTGACGAGAAAATGGAGCGTGACCCCCACTATGTGCCTAAGGTCGGTATTGAGTCATCCTCCGGTCGCGGTGGAGTCAACTGGGTCAAGTTCATGGACACGCTGGAAGAGATGCAATACATCGCCGTGCGTGACGAGATTCGTAACCGTATCGCTGCCTTCTACGGCGTGTCGAGCATTTTCATGATTGACAACGGGAAGTCCGGTGGGTTGAACAACGAGGGTTTGCAGATTCTTGTGACCAACCGTGCTGTTGAGTTTGGACAAAAGGTCTACACCGAAAACCTGTTTCCTCGCATGCTCAAAGAGATGGATGTCACCGATTGGAAACTGACGCTCTACCCCAACGAGGAAGAGGATGAAATCACTCGCCTACGCCGTGACGAGATGGAAGTCAACCTTGCTCAGCGGATGGCGATGCTGGGCTATAAGCCCGAGTTGCTTGAAGAAGGTGACCGAGACATCCGTTTCGTCTACCGTAAGCAGCCCGGAGGTGAGGAACAGGCTGCGGCGGGTCAACAGATGCCCGGTCAAATGCCCATGCAAGGTGCACCTCCTCAAGTTGCCGGTGCTCAAGGTATGCCTCCAATGCCCCCGTCGCAACCCGGCGGTGAGGGTATGGGTATTCGCACACCACGCTCTCCAGCAAGCCCGCAGGCACGCTCGTCAGCAGGCTCAGGTTCGCCGCTGTCAAGCGTTCAGCAGCGTGGAATGCCTCCCGGCATTCAGCAACAAAACAGCGATGCGATGTTGAACTCCCGCATGCCTCGGGGTCAGTAACCTCTTTTAATGCGGCATCACTACGAAGGACGAGAGGGGAAAAGATGGACCTACTGAAGATGCACCCAATGGCCCGCAAAATGGCTGTGCACAGCGAGGCTTTCGCTAAGGCACTGGAAGAAGGAAACGCTAACGAGGCCCAAGGTCACATTAACGAAGTCATCAAGTTCGCAGGCTACTTGTCTGAGGACATCCACAGCGCCATCGTGAAGAGTGAGCGTGAAACCGTTGACTTCGGCACGGTCAACCCCATGCTGCAAAAAATGAATGAGACGGGTCAGAAGTTCGATGTCACCCAGCGTGACGCCGTTCTCCCCGGCACCGTCATCGCAGCCCGCACTCACCGCAACATGAGCGTTCACCGTGGAACCTTCGGTCGCTTCGTCCCCGATTCTTGAGGTGAATAGATGAGCGAAGAAACTTCGGCTACTGAGCGACTTATGACGACGCTCATCTCTAAAATGGAGAGCATGGACAGCGACCTTCAGTCTCTAAAGCACGAAAACGCTCTTCTTCGCAAGGCCATTCGTGACCCATCCGCTCTTCTCCGCAAGGCTGGCTTTGTCTCTTCCGCTACTCCGTTGACTGAAGGTGTCGAAGTTGATGCTTTCCGAGCCAACGATGACGCTATCATCAAGGGCCACAACGAGTTCTCTAACTCTCAGATTCATCAAATGACATGGGATGAAATCCATGAGATGGCCGAGCAGGCCAAAAACACTGAGGTGACCGCATGAAGCCTATTCCCTCCCCCAGCAGCCGTGAAGCCCAAGACCTCCTGAACAAAGCCCAACGCCTTCTTGAGAAAGCAGACGAGTTGGAAAAGGCCAAGTGTGACTGCGGCAAAGAGCCTTGTGAGTGTAAGGACTGTCCTAAGTGTGGCTCTAAGATGAAAGCAGGCGGCTCTTGCATGAAAGCAGGTTGCTCTAATGTTAGCAAGGCCCAGCCCGGTTACAACACCACCTTCAACTCTGAACCTCAGAACATTATGTTTGCTGCTGAAAGCGGTGGTCAAACTCGCAACGCCTACTACAATACCAACCAGCATGAATACACCGGCACGGATGTTACCAACAAAGGTGCAACTTCTGAATCCGTGAACTTCGAGTCACTGGGTCAACAGATGAATCCTCATCACGACAGCGTTCCTCGCCAAGTCGAGAACGGCACGCTCTCTAAAGCCGAGGAAGCCTTGGCCAAAGCCAAAGATGAACTCGTAAAAGCCATGTGTGAACAGTGCGGTGGTAACCAGTTCACTGGTTGCCGCTTCGGCTTCGGTGATGATTGCCCCGGTCTTGAAGGCACGACTGAAATGGGCGAAGGAGAGAGGGACGACTACCATCCGTCAGAATACATGCGTAGCCGCTATTGACGGTGGTGTGAATGTGCGAGAAGATGCTACTGACTGGTATCTCCGAGCACGCTCAGACCTGTTGAAGTCCATTCTCGATGAACTCGACTACGAGAACGCAGTCGCCAACTTCGTTTTCGCCAGTGAAAACCTTGAGCGTCACGGCTACGAGGTGATGAAGGGGGCTGATGATTTCATCTGTGACATCGTAGCGAAGGAAGAACTCGATAGGTTGTCTGTTAATAGAGGGCGAGAGGCTCGTCGGGAACAGCGTCGTGCTGAGCGCGAAGGCATGGTTGAGCGAGGTCGTGAGCGCCAAGGACGCGTCTCCTACTACAGTGCAGGTCGCCTTGCTGATACCATTCCTGCTCATCATTGGACTGGGCGTTTCAATGAGGCCAGCGTTCACGATTTTGTTTCGCTGTGGCCTAAGGCTGATTTTCAGTCCCATGCGCTTTACCCTAACGACCATCCTTTCCAAGAGGAACATCACCCCTTGCTTCAGAAAAATGTCGTGAACGGCTTGCCTGCCTACATCGAAACACTGCGTGACTTATACCTCCCTCCCGCTCCCGGCCGCCCATCCTTGGCTCAACAGTTAAAGCAACAAGAATCGCTGCAAGAAGAACATCATCGCAAGAAAGGTAACATGAACATAGTGGGACACAAAGACCCCTACAGCGGAGAGGTGACACATCCCTTTGCCGGTCCTTTACATGACAGTCATCTCCACGACCTCTACTTGCATAATCTTGAAGACTGGAAGCAGGAGAATCCCGGCACGGTAAAGGCACTCATTGAGCAATACCCCGACCCCGAGGAACATGACTTCGCCATCGCTCAAGCGCACATGGACGACGCCATTCAGGGTTGGATGAACAAAGAGCCTGACATGAACGGTCTACGCACTTCCCTTGGATGGGGTGGTTACAACCTTGGCCTTGAATGGCTTAAGCCAGCGGACCGAAACGCCGTCGTCAAGCACTTGCAGGAGAAGGGCTCTCTTAGGAGCAGTGACGATGTGCAAAAAATTACTCTTAGCGACGGTCGCAAGGTTTCGACAGGGCGCATAAAACGCAACATCGCTCATCGCTTTACACCTGAGTTCTTTCACAAAATGCGCGGTCAACTCCACACTTCACAGAATCAACGCAAACACATGGAAGGAGAAGACGACATTCGTGACATGAAAGACCACGCTTACGAAATCCTCCATACGGCTCTCAACGAAACACCCCATGATGAACACGGGACAATGGCGCAAGCCATTCTCAGTGCACTCAATGAGAAGCACGACGATGGGGGTGAACCGCTCACACATCTTAGTGCCTTGAAGAGTTTTAGCCAGTTAAAGGGTCACTTGGCGAGTAGCACTCCACTCGATTCGATGCGCAACGCTGAACAGTCAGAAAAGCAAGGCGTCAATGAAGCCGCATTGAAACACTTGCTCGGTTACAAACAAAACAAGGATGGCTCCTTTGAGTTCACTGGTAAGGGTCACTTTTCCGAAGACGAGAGCCCGCTTTCCCTTGAAGACTTAAAGAAACTTGAGCAGGGTAAAGCAGAAGCGTTCAATGAATTATTCAAACACAAGGGTGTGCGGAATGTAGATTCCCACTCTTACTTGGGTTTCAACGGCCCTCGTGACGAGGCCATTCCTGAGGATGAGGCTGACCTGTGGGTGCGCACGCCTCATGGGACGGTCGGCAACGGTGCAATTTTTCACCTGCCTTACATCCGTGGCGGTGGTGGTCGTGACCCTCTTGCTCATCTTGAGATGCTCCATGATTGGATGCCGAAAGACAAAAGCGGTGAAAGCCTGATTGGTCATATCAGTCAAGACGGTATCATTACTCCCAGTCGCAAAAACAGCGGTATGTTTGCTCGATATGTCCCACCTGTGCGTGGCCATGGGATGAAAGGCGACACTCACGCTGGGGCTCAATCGCTATGGGATGCTTCCACTCACCAAAAATACGGATTCGGGATGGGGATTCGCTACCGCTCTCGCAATACGAAAAACACACCGTATGTCGGCCACTCCACTCTTGACCCTGAAACAGCAAACATACTCGGACCTCTCACACCTGATGAGCGTAAAAGTTTGATTGGAAGTGAGAGGCCTACCCACAGGTTGGAAGAACATCCAACCTCTTCTCACAACCCTATCATGTCCGCTGGTGAAGTTGGGAGTGAAACTCGACATCGTCACAATGCCCGTCTCACACATAACATCACAACTCGCCTCGGTCGATTGCACCCGCCTCACGACCCTGCTGATTTCATCATGTTGCGTCACGACCAACTGTCGCAACCAAAGTTTGAGCAGGCTCGCTCTCACGACCCCACCAACCCGCAGGTCTTTTCCAACTTCCATGGTTTGACTGGACGGAGCGTGATTGAAACCCCGATGCGGGCCAGTCAGGAATACCAAGAGCAAGTCGAGATAGCCATGGAGGAAGTTTCGCAACTCGAAGACTTGGTTGAGTCGTTCGCAGGTGCCGAAGAGGAGGTGCCTGAAGACTTGATGGAACGACTGGCTGAAGCAAAGTCCAATCTCCGTCACCTCGAAGAAGTTGAGGGGATGCGAGAAAAGACAGGAAGGGCCTACAAGTATGCGCATCAGCAGTTTGATGAGAAGATGGGTGCTGACCTACAAGCCATCACCGAGATGGCGAAGCGGCTCAAACCAATCATGGAGAAGGCAGACCCTACGGCCTTTGACCCTACGAATAAACTGAAGTTTCTCGCAAACACCTCTCGTCTGTTCTACGACGCTAACCGCATGCTGATGCGAGTGCCGCATGATACACATGGTTTGACTACCTATGGACCGGGTTTGGATGAGGAAGAGCGTGAATCTGCCAGCGCTGTTGCTTCAAAAGTAACCGGTGAAACCATTGTTCCTCATCGTAACATGCTCACCAGTGTCATGCAACATGGCGTTGACATTACCCGTGACATGAGCACTGAAGATGTGATGCAGGCGCTTGGCTTCCACTTTGATGAGGAAGACCCACTACATGAACAGCACAAGAGACTCGCTGAACAGGTGCGTGACTCTGCACCTGAAGACGGTGGACTTCGGGCGATGACTCACGGGACTTTGCTCAGCACCGGAATGCAATTTCACCCTCGTGGTCAGGACATCTCGCTGTCGCATGACAAGCACATTAACCACATTGAGGAGTTTGACCGAGTCTATGACAATGAGCCTGTTGTTCAACGCTACCGTGAGGCTGAGCGTCAAAAAGCAGCCACGGGTCGAATGGCTGAGGACTCGAAGGGGAAGAGCACGAAAGGATTGAGCGATTGGGTAAAGACTGCTTACGGTGGAAAACTCGGCGTCATCCCTCGCTTGTTCAGTCGTGGTTATGAGGAAGAAGCAGCCAAGTATGGTCTGACTCGCCATCCTATGGGCCCTGTCAAAGACCCACGGAATAGTGCGCTTAAAGAGAGTGTGAAGTCACTGATTCACGATGTAGTGACAGTGAACCCTGCTGTCATTGACAAGGACCTTCTTATCAAACCTCAAATTGACACCGACACGACTCGACAGACAGTGCTGAATCGTCAACATGGTCGCCCTATTCACCCCGCTACCTCTCTTAAGGGGGCCAACATCGGGGACTACTATGTCAGTGGCGGTATGGAACACGGTTATCGACAGCAACCGACGGTGGGTGTGGAATGGGATGGTAAGAAGTTCGTTGGTGGAACAAACATGCCGAACCAGCAGTTCCTTCATTCAGTTCAGCGACCTTTGCTCAACGAGATTCATGGTGAAGAGATAGTCAATCAAGCACTTGCTGGGCCCGGTCAAGTGATGAGCGTGCCCAACGCCATCACCCCTTCCATTGAACAAGGAGGTCGAGCGGAGTCTGACATCCCTGTGGATGTCGCTAAGTCTCTCGTGGCTTTGATGGACCCGGATGTTCTCATCAAGAACGATGGTAAGAAGCCGATGCCGATTCTCCCGATGCACCGTATCTTCTCTCTCAAAGACTTCGAGGCCCTCCGTGGTTTTAGTGGTGAGTGGGCTGTGTCAATGTTGCCTGAAGGCGAGCGTTTCATTGTTCGCCGCAAGGGTGGTCACATTACAGCCTACGACACCGAAGGTGATGTTCCGCTGTCTTCGGAAGACAAAACACAGTTCAAGGCCATGAGTGAAAAGAACTGGATGTTGGACGCTGTGCGCCATGGTGATGAAATCCACATCGTGGACATTATCGAATACGATGATTCCAACATCGCTGACATGAATGTCCGTGAGCGACTAAAGGTCCTGCGAGGACAGTTTGACAGTCACGAGCACATCATCGTTCCCGGCCCTCATAATCTACGCTTGACCGATGACGAAGGTCTACCTTCAGTGGTCGAGAGCCTTAGCAAAGAAGACGGGCGCATACTGTTGCGTGACGCTACTTCAACTTACATGCGTGGTGAGCGTCGTCATCCGAAGTGGTTCTTGCTCCGTCCTGACAAGAAAGTCAGCCTGATAATTCTCGATGTTCGAGGTAAGGGTCCCTACACCTACCGCTTGGGAGCAGGACCATTGGATGCCGAAGGATTGGGTAACCGTGGTGTAGAATACGAAGGTGAATCCTACCTCGATGTCGGCACAGTCACCAGTCCAAAGCCATTCAACGAAGGTGATGTTGTCAGTGTCTCAGTGTCGGGTGTTAAGTCCAAAAAGCGTGGCGATAAGACCATCTACGATGTTACGGCTTCCAAGGTGACTGGTGAAAGCGATGACGCTCCTGTTTCATTGGAGACGCTTTCGCTATTGACCAAGTCCCATCCTGTTATCCCCGTTCACTTTTCGGTAGACATTGAAGAAGACCGTCTCATCCTGACCTTCCCTGAAGTCGACACTGTTGTCTACAAAATGGAAACGGGCACCCATGGGACTTGGGCACACTCACCAAAGTCAACAATTGGTGAACTTCAAGGTAGTGAATACCCGTTGTTGCTGGCTGAAAGCGTTCGACCTCTATGGTCGCCCGCTGCTTCACTGATGATGAAGGGCGTTAAACCCGAGAAGATGGAAGAGGGCAGAAGCATGGCTGAGCCCAAAGAACGAGAGCAGGCTGAGGAAGAATCAGCAGGCGTTATTGAGGCTGACGATGCAGAAACAGTGCTCAAGCCGAAGAAAGTTGAAGTTATGGCCAAGACCCTACTACGCATCGCTGACATCGTTGACCGTCTTGAGAAGGAAAAGATGACCGGTGGTCCCGGTGCCCGTGGTATGGGGATTGATGTTGGGTCCGGTATCGAATCGCCTCGTGGCCCTACAAGCCTCACATCTGAACAATCCATTCCTGACTGGGACATGTTGGACCGTCCTACGGAGGACCCGGAGCCGGAATACCCGAGCGCCCGTAGCAAGAGACTGAAAGAGAAAAATGGAGCGCAGTCATTCGCTTATGAAGCAGAATCGGAAAATGAATGATGCCGCTTTATTTATGTAGGAGAGCAAACAGAGGGGTGGTTAGTGTGTTGCTCAGAACTCGACCGGACAGCCTCTCCCTCCTCAAAGGGAGCAACGACCTCGTCGTTGCAGGCTACGCCAGTGTCGAACTCGTCGACAAGCAGGGGGATTTGATTACTCGTTCGGCCTTGAAAGACGCTTTCAAGAAGTTCATGGCCGACCCGAAGTTCAGGAATGTGCAACTGGCGCACTCTAACATTCAGGTAGGAGAAGTCATTCCACAATACACAGACAGTGAAGGGAGGTTTTGGAAGAGCGAAGTTGATGACGCCGGAATGTTCGTCGTAGTTCAACTCAGAAATGACATCGAAAAGGCACGAGAAGTGGCGGCCGAAGTCAGGAAGGGTAACTTAGCGGGATTCAGCATCGGAGGACAAGCATTCAAGCGAGTTCGGAAACACGATAGCAGCCACGGCAACTACCAAGAAATCAGCAAACTCGAACTGCACGAAATCACCATCTGTGAAAAAGGAATCAACCCTGAAGCAACATTCAAAATCCTAAAAGAAGACAACAATAAGGAGATGAAAAAGATGACCGACGATGTTATGGAACAAATGAACAGCGTGTTGGAGCGACTCGAAGGTCGCCTTGACTCTATGGAAAAAGGCGAACTCCCACCGGGCTTGGCCGCTGCTCAGAAGAAAAAGAAAGAAGAGGGTGCTGATGCTCCTTCCAAAGAAGAAAAGACCGAGATGAAAGACAAGGACGACAAAGAAAAGTCCGAGTTCTCTGATGTCATCACGGCCGAATACCTCGACTGGATGGAAAACACCCTCAAATCCGCTGGTGTGGACACTGACGGTGCCCGTGCCCACTTCGACGGTATCGCCAAGGCCAACCTTGGTTCTACCCCTGAGGAACTGTCTGACTACGACACCCGCTTCGCTGCTCAAGTGAAGGGTCGTGCTCAAGAAGGCGGCTCCCCTTCCACCAACGCTCTGTCCCGTGCAGGCCTCTCCCGTGGCGGCGCTGTTACCAAGGCTGACTTCGTTACCTCCGTTGACCCTGTCTCTCTTGAGCACGCTTACGAGGTCTTCAAGGCCGCCAAGCAAGAAGAGGAACTCCGCAAGGCCATGGAAGGCAACTTCGAGTCCCGCTACAAGGCTGAGCGCACTGAGGAGATTACCAAGGCTCAGGCTCAGGCCTTCGACGCCCGTGGTCCTCTCGATGAAATCATGAAGTCGCTGGCTGCTCTCAACGACCGCATCGACAACATCGGCTCCGTGCAATCCACGACCATCGCAAAGTCCGCTTCCCCCGCTATCGAGGTCCCCTCGACTGCTGACATGGCCAACATGTCATGGGAAGAAGTTCACCAACTGGCTGGAGGCTTGTTCCGCAGCGAGTGAACACTCGACAACTGAAAAAAAACAAAAGGAGATGAAAACATGGCACGAAATTATGTTCGCACAGTAACCGACATGGAGCGCTACTACTATGGCGCAGGCAACGCAATGGGCTACTCTTACAGTGGCTCTGAACTTCTCAAGGCCGACAGCCCTATGCTGTCCACGACGGCTGGAACCTACCAAGCCATCTACGGACGCAAAGTGTGGTCCCAGTTGAACCAAGAGTTCAACGCCTTCTCAATCCTCCCCAAGCGCCCATGGGAGCGCAGTGGATGGCGAGTCATCACGGACAAGCCCAACGGCGGCGTCCTCACTGGTGGTATCGCTGAGAACGGCACCTTGCCTGAAACCATCAAGCCAACCTTCCAGCACATCGCTGCAAAACCCAAGACCATAGCACACTCCTTCGATGTGAGCGAAGTCGCTGTCTTTTTGTCCGACAAGGACGACGGCATGGGTGACATGCGAGCCGTCCTTAAGGAAGAGATGGGCAAGCACCACGCTGAGATGGTCAACAAGATGCTCCTCACGGACGCTGACACTCTCGCAGGCAACAACTTCGAGTCCATTGACCGCATCACCGGTAACGACGGTGGCGCTTCCGGCGGCCTGACCTCCATGGAGACGGGTTCCGCTGCTGCTGACCACTGTGGGACCGATGACCTTGACATCTACAGCATCGACCGCAGCGCCAACGCTTGGTCCAACGCTGTCGTCAACTGTGGCTCTGACCAAGACGCCGCCAACCGACGCACCATGTCCCTCGACCAACTGGATGACACCTTCCAGCGCATGTGGGAACTCGGTGGTAACCCCAAGGTCATCTTGACGGGCTACGACACCCTCATGCGACTCCAGCAACTCCTCCAAGCCCAACAGCGGTTCATGGAAGAAAAGCGAGTCACCCCCACCTACAACGGTGTGAAGGGTGTTCCCGGTATCGAGGCTGGTTTCATCGTGGCTACCTACAACGGCGTCCCCATCATCCCCTCAAAGGATGTTGAGAAGGACGGCATCAGCCGGATGTATTTCCTCGACACGGACTACCTCTACTTCTCTACTGCAATCCCAACGCAATACTTCGAGTCCGGCATCGAGACTGGCGACCCATTCGCCATCAACCGCCTCGGTCAAGAAGGCCTCTACCGAACCATGGGCGAGGTGTGGACCACCTTCTTCCGTGCTCAGGGTAGCATCCGTGACCTGCAGTGAGGACAACAAGAAAACAAGGAGATGAAAAAACATGGCAGAAGAATTGACTCTAACTGGAACAGCAACGCCGACCCTTGTCGGTGCATGGGAACTTCGTGCAAACTCGCATGATACGACCGAATGGCTCGACGGTGCCGCTGATGTGTCCTACCCCGGCGGTGGACCCGGCACCTTCAACGCCTCCAACTCGGACGGTGCGAACGGCTACGACCCGGCTCCCAAGATGGCTCTCATCACCACGACTGGTGCAGGCACCATCATCCTCGCAGGCGGCGTGAACAGCATCCTCCTCGCTACGGCCTCTCAGGCTGGCGGCTCGGCAGGCGCACTCAAAGTCGAAGTGTCGAGCCTCACCATCACCATTACCGGTGTAGCGGCAGCCCACAGTCTGATAGTTCTCTACAACTGAGGTGAACCTCAGTGCCCGTAGTAACCTACATTGGACGCTCGCATGTCCGTCGTGCAATCGACCCAACCATGCGTGACTGGGAACAAAACCAACCTGTTGAGGTAACCTCGGCTTGGTTGGACCGCTTTCACCCACGCCTTGACTCGGACAACTTCCGCATCGAAGGCTGGACCAAGGCTGAGGCTGAGGAACGCACCGTCGACCAAGGCGGAGACGGCATCCCTGACGCTGGATGGAGCAAGAAGGACATCGGCAAGTGGCTGGAATCCTACAACCTCAAGCCTTCAGGCTACGCTACCAAATCTCAACTTCTCGAAATCGTCGCAACTGTTATGAGTCCCGACGGTGTCGAAGAGACTGAAGAGATAGCGGCTGAAATCGCTGAAGAATCACAAGGAGATGAATAAACATGGCTGTAACGATTGACCCCCGACCAACCTACATGGGCGACCGAATGATTGTGACTGGAACCTACGAATTAGGTGACACGAGCATTGACCTCAGTGGTCTTCTCGCAAGCATTGATGCTGTCGTTTTGACCCCTACTGCGGCCCCCGGTGCCGCTGACCCCTACCATATCAACGCAGCAGGCACGGGAGTTACACTCACCGGTGCTGGTGCTACGGCAAATGGTCAGTTCTTCGCAGTTGGTCGCCGCTCCTGAGGCGGTGATTGAATGGCGAAAACAGTCACCATTCTCGGGCCTTACGCTCCGAAAGACTTCAACAACGCCACGGACCGTGCAGCCATTGAGGCAGCCGCCGTCGCAGCCATCGGTGCTAACACGCCTGTGGCTGTTGACCCGCACACCATCCTCGGTAACATTTACTTGTTCGTGACTACTCAATGAGCGTGAGGGAGATGAATGGGCTTCGACTTGTCGAAAATCGACTTTGACGACATCAGTCGTTTTCAGAAGCAAGGCGTTCGCTCCGATGTCACCATCGACCAGTCAGCATTCGTTGACCCTGAAAACCCACTGAAGGGCATTGTCAAGAAGCAGCGTAATCGCAATAGCGAGGCCGCTGATGTCATGAACATCGGTTCAGGCACTCGCTGCAAGCACTGCGGCATGCTTCACTTTCTATGGCGTGAGACATGCGGTGCATGTCAACGCCCGATGGAATACAACCTTGTGAGCAGAAGTGAGGAGGCCCGAGAGTAATGCCGATGGTCTTCAACCCCGGTGAGGCTGAAACTCGTCCTCTTGACCCCACAGCCACGGTCTACACGACACCGCAGAAAGTCGCCGACTACCTCGGGATTGGACCTCAAGAGCCTGTGGCTACCTCTGCTGACTCTGTGAGCGACGGTGTATTCATCACTGGCGAAGACTACCGCCGTTGCGGCACTGAGGTTGGCGATACCATCCTCATCTACAGTGATGCAAACCCTCTCGGTGTTGAAAAAGAAATCATTGACATCACCAACGGTGGTAGTAGTGGCGTGAAGTTGGTGTTCAGCACTGCTGATTTTACAGCCAGTGACTTCGAGGCTGATGACAACACCTATGTGCAGAACCTCTCTTCATTCACCAACGCTAAGGTTGGACGCCAGCGTGGAGCGACCAAGGCCATCGTTGAGGCTCGTATTCGTGAAGTGCAGGATAAGATTGACAACATCACGCACAACGCTTGGCGACCTTATCTCGTGAGCGCTGAATACATCAACTTCGACACCTACAAGCCTTACCGGCGTCGTTACTACACCGACTATGTTGGGACGACTCCGCTATTGTTCCGTAATATCCAGCAGATTCTACGCCTCGAACTATGGCAAGGCGACGACTATCGTGAGATTGGTGCTGCTGAGGCTCGTATCGGCATCCCGAAAAACTACAACGGCAACGCCGATAGCGCTCTTTTCCTATGTCCGGGTAACGCTTCAGCCGCTCGTCTTGATATTGGAACAGCGACAAACCAATGGCGAGATGATTTTGACCATGTTACTACGGCTCAAAATCTCGCTGACCTCATCAACAAAGAGGACAGGGTGGGTAAGGCGGCTGTGGAGTTCACACCCACCTTCAAGTTGGAAGGTTCTTCATCCAATGTCGCAGTTCATAACGAGTTCTTGGCCACAGCCAACAGCGACTACGGTAGCGGTGTGGTGAAAATCACCAGTATGCGCCCTGTCAAAGCAGGTGAGACTTGCACTATCGCCAGCACCGACGACAACCTCTCCATCTCACAAACTCAAGTCAACACGGCGACCTTCGTAAGTTCAAGTGGGTCAAGCGTTGTTGTTGATTCAACTGCTGGGTTTGCGCCAAGCGGTGTTGCTTCAAATGGGACAATAGCCTTTCGATATGACAGTCTTGACCCCGATGGGGTTACTTTTTCCGGTTGCGCTGTTGTTAGCGCAAGCGGTGACCTTGCATCCATGAGCGGCACCATCACGCAGCATCAGTTACAAGTCGACCTACAAGGCGGTAGTTCCAGTGGTGATAACGCTCGGCTCAAGGATTGGTGGATGGACTTTGAAATGGGCATCATTTACTTCAACAACTCCTATCCGTTCTTTGAGTGGAACGCCGTTAAGGTGTCTTACATCTATGGGGAACGCTATCTCGAAAAGGCCATCGAGGAGGTTGCTACGAAGATGGTGGTCATTGACCTGTTGATGTCTGACGACCGCACCGTGCTGTTGCCTGAAGGCACCAGCAACATTGACATCACCGCCAAGGTGCAACTCCTGCAGGCTGAGATTGACAAGATTCTCCCACGCTATCAGGAGATTGTTCTCTTCGAGTGATAACAATGGTGAAAGACGAAGCCGATGAGTTTCTCATGATACATCTCACCGAGGAGATGCTGGACCCTGCTCAGCAAGAAGCGTTGCGTCAAGTCGTGACACAGACGCCGGAGGCTTACCGTCGTGTCGTTGAACAGCAGGAATTGGGGATGGACGGCATCACTCGCAACGAAGCGGGTGAATACGAGCAAAAAGGGAGCGCCCCTGACCCCAGCACTCTTAAAGCAGCACTGGATAGGGTAGACAAGCGGATGCTGTCCGAGTCCCCTGCCCTTGTGACCTACAAGTTGCGACTCAGTGGTGGAAAACTCGTGCCGGATGTCGCAGCCTACAAACGGGAGGTGAAATGATGGTCGCAACATGGGCAGAAGGATTGGATTCAGTTATCGCTGTTCTCGGCGACTGGAACCGGGGCAACACCAACAACATCAAGCCCGTCATCGCCGACATCGCCACTGTCGGTCCTGAGCGTGGGAAGCGCATCGACATGAAAAAGACGGACTATGTTCTCTGTTACGAGACGGCGCACAACGAAGAAGCGCCTGAGATTCTCTACGATTTTGTCACCACCCGCATCAACATTACCGTGGACATTCGCACCACCAAGTCTCGCAAGCATATGCAAGCGATGGAAAACGAGGTGCGTCGCCTCATTCACACCAAGCGCAAGGGTGATGGTGTTGCCTTTGACCGCCTTGTTTTCAAGACCCGGACGGACCTTTCTGACCGGACCAAGAACCTATTCCGCATGACCTTCCAAATCGAAGTTGTTATCTTTGCGGAACTCGTGCCATGAGGTGAGCCGGATGCCGTCGACAGTGTATAAAGGGGACTTGACCGAGATTTCATTCGGTCACGAGACAGGACTTCAACTTGACCATGGCTTCGCAGGGTCCTTTTTGTTCCGTGCGAAGACCGGTGGGAGGGACCTCAAGGCGGACACCAGCGTCATTACTTTTGACAGCGGAGCAGCCTCGCAAGTCGTCAACGCTGGCCAACTGAAATACCCCGTCGGGATGCTCGTCGGAGCGAAGGTGTCCTTCCGCATCGCCAGCAGCAGCCCCAATTTCAGCACCGATGACGATGCAACCATCAGCGGCCGCTCCTTCACTGTTGTTCAGCATACTGTGACATCGAGCGATGTCACTGAACTGACCATCACACCTGCGCTGACCACCGACCATTCTGCTGGGGACAAGGACTCCAAATCGGGCGACATCATGTTCATTCACGGCTTTACTGTGCCCTCCGTCGATGTCAGCATGGCTGCTGACGGCGACAGTGCTTCGGGCTCCAGCGAATCCGTTCTAACTGACCAATTCGTGGGCCTCGCCGCTACGGTGACGCTACCGGAAACAAAGGTGGACCTCAAGCGCTACCATGTCGTCGGCCTCGGCCGTGATGTGGCCGTGCAAGTGCCGGGACGATTCCTCAACGAAGGCGGCTCTTTTGAGGTCAACATGCACAACCCCCGCTGGCTCTACTACTGTCTCGGTATGGAAGCGGTGGATGTGAGCAACATCACAGGCCTCAATTCGTTGTTGGTCAGCAACGATTACCAATTGAATGGCAAAACTGAAGTTGGCGCTACTGTCATCCCCTTCGACGGCACCGGAGTGCCGACTTTCACCGCTGGGACTTCTGCTGTAGCGGCAGGCGACTATGTTATCGTCGTTGATGAAACCCGTGCTGATGTCATCACCTACAACGAGGCTGACAGTGCTGACGGCACCGAGTTTGGTGCTGTGGCCAACCCTGAGGTCACCTACTTTGACAAGACCGAGACAACTGAGATTCGGCGTATCGTGGCCATCACGAGCACGCGCATCTTCCTCGACGATGCTCTACTTTACCCTCACGCTGATAACACTGTCCTGCGCTTTGTCCGTCCCGCTGCAGACAACGCTACGGGTAGCCCCAACCGTGAGTCCAGCGGAAACATTCAGAACCCAATCACTCGCCTCCTTTACTCTCGCAGCAGCGTGCCTTCCTTTGCTATGGAAGTCAGCATTCGCCGCCGTGACAGCGACGGTAACACCGACGATGTGGTTGACGGCGGCCCCAGCGACACCAAGCAACTGAGTCGAGTCTTCCGTGGCTGCAAAGTCAAGGACTTTTCGTTGACTGCAGACACCGACGCTGCTCTGCGCCTGAGTGTCAACTTTGACTCCGCTCTCTGTTACACCGACACCGGTCGCCTTGAAAGCACACCGGGGGACCGCTTCAATCCACATCGCATGTTTGAAGACACAGCAAACAGCGACGCCAATCGCAAGACCAGCGGCATCGCCAAGGGCACGCAGAAACCCTACATGTTCTACAACGGCACCATTGACCTTGCTGGTGTTCGCATCGGGCAAGTTGTTTCCTTCACGCTCAACGGCAATACGGGCGTGCAGCAGTTCTACACCATCAACGGCTCCCCCATCGCCGATAGCATCACGGACCAAGTCCCGCACGCTGGTAGCCGTAACGCCTCCATCGCCGTGGAAGGCAAGACTGAATACACGATGGACATGGAGATTATCGTGGACGACCCTGTCTTCTATCATCACATGCGTCGCGCCGTTGACTTCAGCGCCAGCACTGACAACATGATTCGGCTTTCCTTTACCAAAGCAGGTAGCGGCGCTACTCGTGAGCGTATCGACATCCTCCTTGATGACTATGTCATCACCGAGGCCCCTCTGCCTATTCCTGAGGACAAGGGACCTATCCGTGCTCCTTTGAAGGTGATGCCGAAAGCCATCCGTGTTGTGTCGACGGACACACTTTTCCATTGTTGAGGTGACTAAGTATGCCTACACCAGCCGAATCTGTTCGCAAGTATCGACGCCTAAGCCACGAAGACTACGCTGTGTGGTTCGGTGGGCTCCTTGGACTCAGCGAGGCTGAGGCTCGACCTATGGGCACTCACCGTTCAAGGGAACTGATTGAGGAGGCTTTGCGCTCTCTCATCGACAAACCCTCCGAGGAACCTGCCGAGGTCGTTGAAGAGTCAGTCGAAGAGTCAGTTGAAAGCGCTGGAGTAGAAGACATCCCAAACAGCGAAGACTTCCCCGCTGACCTTTCTTACGATGCTATGACGCTTACTGAACTCCGTGAGGAGTGTGCTTCCCGTGGTCTACCAGTCTCGGGAACCAAAGCCCAACTGGCCCTCCGTCTCAAGCGAGACGATGAGGGCATTACTGAGTCCACACCGACGCCGGAGGCCCCCGCAGAAGCGGCTGCCGAGGAAGAGGTGGATGCCCCCGCTGATGAAGCGGCTGCGACCGAGGTGGAGATAAATGCCGAGATTACCGAACAAGAGCCAACTACTGAGACAGACGAATGAAACGAAGCACGAGATACCTGTAGACCCTCATGACCCCGAAGTGGTCATGGAAGTGTGGGTCAGGGACATCTCCTTCTTTGATGTTCAGCGTGCTGCTCAGGAGATGCTTGTTGTAGGTAAGAACAATGAAATGTCTCTTGACCTCGAATCCTACTGGAAACATGCTTTCACGCACTGGCTTGTGCGAACCAACCCTGAACTCACGGTTGCGGAACTTCTCAACCTAAAAGGCGACATCGGTCAGCGAATTGCTTCCGTGTTGCCGAGCCCGGAAAAGGTCGGGCAGATGTTGCAGGGGGATTTTACGAGCGGCGACGCTCAGTGATTGAGGCTTTCCTCAGTCGCAAGACCGTCGCCACCCCCGACGATGTCGGGATGCAAATGGAACTGTGGGGGTATATCGTGGCGAAGCACTACGGTATTTCACTGAAGGAAGTGCATGAGATGACGCCCGAAACTTTCCAGCAATCTCTCGTTTGGGCGCTTGTCGGCAGAAGTCAAGAGGAAAAGGAAATGAAGAGGCAGCGACAAGAGGCAAAAAGCGGAGGTCAGGAGACGGTGTCTCTTGATTATGCTTGGCTTGAGACGGAGGACTTTTGATGGTTGCATTTGCTGCTTTGACGGTTGCGCTGAACGGTGCTCTTACGAGCGCTGGAGGCCTAACTGGTATTTTGAGCAGCATTGGAGGAATTGTAGCAGGAGCAGGCTCAGCCATCATGGGCGCAATCGGCGGCGCTATGACATTTGTTCAAGAGAAGTTTCAAGGCATCAAGGATTTTTGGAACGAAAACATCGCTCCTGTGTTTGATGAGTTGCTGGCGTTCGCTCAACCTGCTCTTGAGGCTATAGGGGCTGTCTTTTCAGCCACCTTCGGCACGGCTTTTGACCTTCTTAAAGCAGCATGGGAGGTTCTCATGGCGGCCTTACAGGTGGTGTGGAACACTGTTGTTGACCCCCTCATCAGCGTCTTTACTGGCCTCTTTACGGCGGGCATGGCGCTTGTCAAAGGAGACTGGGACGGAGTCATGGAAGGATTGAAGACCGTTTGGGACGCGGTTATCATGCCTATCATTCAGCCTTTCGTCGACCTCTTCAAAGTCGGTATGGAACTGGCGAAAGGCAATTGGGACGGCGTTATGGAAAACCTGAAAGCCGCATGGGACAACAGTCTCGGTAAGATTCTCCAGCCGTTCATTGACCCGTTGTTGGCGGCATTTACCAGCATCAAGGAGCGATGGGGTGAAGTGGCTACTGCACTCAGCGTTGCTTGGGAAACCTATGTCAAAAATCCAATTATGGCGGTATTCAGCCCTCTATTCGACTCCTTCGCTCTCATTCAAGACAACTGGGATGTCATCATGGCGGCCATGGGCGTAGCGTTTGATAGGTTCATGAGCCCCATCAAGACCGCTCTCGGCATTATTTTGGCTCCGTTCAAACTGGCTTGGGACGGCATCCTCGCAGGCATTGACCTTGCGAAAGCGGGCTTTGACGCTTTTGCTACCGGGCTGCAATCAGCATACGACAGTTACATCTCACCTGCACTTGATGCGATTTGGGGTATTTTGGGACCCATCGTCGAAGGTATCGGAAAGTTAGCCAGTGGTGTAGGTGGCTTCATCGGCGGTGCTGTTGACGGCGCAGCGGGCCTTCTTGGCTTCTCTGAGGGCGGCGTAGCCAGCGGACCTACTGGCGGCTACCCTGTCATGCTCCACGGCACTGAGGCAGTCGTGCCCCTGTCCGGCGGACGCTCCATCCCTGTAGAGATGAAGGACGGTGGAGGTGGAGGTGGAAACACCTTCAACATCAGCATCAATCCCAGCGGCATCACTGACCGCACGGACAAGCGTGAGATGGCCCGTCAGATGGGTAACATGATTCAGCAAGAAGTCTCCCGCGCACTGGGCGGCACGACGATGCGAGGGAGGGTCTGAGCATGGCTGATGGCTACGGCACGCCCATCCGTCTGCACTTCGATAATCCGACAGCCATGGCTGCTGCAGGTTACAGTAGTGGTATGGAACTCAGCGCTCAGTCCATCGCCTTGAGCGTAGAGCGTAAAGTCGGCGGCATGCCTGCTCCCTTTACTGGCGGTCGTCGTTACGGCATCGACCTCAACCGTGTCAACTCCACTATTATCATTGAAGGCGTGTTCGTGGACGATGACCTCAGCCGAGCGACCAAAGCCGCTACGGCTGCTCAAGCGGAGATTGACTTTGCATTCGAGAGTAAGTTCACCCTCAGCAACGGAGCACTCGCTGCAGTCAACCCTGCTTTCTATCAAAACTTAGCAACTGGACTTGGGACGCTGCAGTTATACCTCAAACTCTCCTCAGGTGCAACAAGCGCTGCTATCATTCAATTCGAGTCATCCTCGGGCTCAGTGGGCTATGTGAGCGGCACTAACATTCGTGTTTATGACACCAGCACGGGGGCTTCCATCACCGGTCCTCAACTGGCCACTGCCGTGTCCACGGCCATCAGCACTGCGCCTGCGCTCAGCAGTTATCTCACGGTAAGTGTAGTGGCTTCCAAAAAGGTCCCGTCTGCGGGCAACACTCGCCTCATCATCAGGCAGATAAACAGCGGGCCAATGAACCGGTCCACGAGCCTCCTCTTCAACAACTCCGCTGAGTTCATTCCTTACCACACACAGTTCACGGGTGGCTTTGACGCATCGACTACGCTGAAATCAGCAGGTGACAAAGTGCAGGACCTTTACGGTATTCTGCACAACACGCAGCGAACGGGCTCAGCAGCAGTTGCTGGTGGCTTGATTGCAGCAGGAGCAGTCATCGCCACGGGTGGTGTGGGACTCATAGCAGGTGCTGCTATTGTCGGAGGCAGTTCTGCTGCTGCTGGCGGACTCTTTTCCCTCTTTACAGACGGCGACTACCCCATTGGTCTGCAAATCCCTTACAACTCGATGATTACTGCACCGGACGGGCAAAAATACGCTGCTCGCAACTTCCTCGTGCCTACTGGGCTGGGCCTCAATGTCAATGATAAGATGTCGCAAAACAACAACAAGCCCGCCGGTGGTGAGTTTCTGAAGGACGATAAGTTCACAGGCATCAAAGGCGCTATTCAGAAGTTCGATGTCGGCTACTCAGCAGGTGAACAGGTCTACACCTTCCAAATGGTTTTCGCTCCTATTGATGTGCTCGCTTGAGGTGATACGATGCCGATTATGCTCCAGTCAAACCACGCCCTCTTCTTTGATGGCGTGAGCGACGGAGTCATCATCCCGCAAGGTGTCTTCAGTAAATTGGGCCGAGACACTGCTGACGGCGACCGTAGCGCTTCGGACATCATCAGCACCTCTTCTCAAGGTGCACGGGTAGCCAGCGCTATCAGCGACGCTCTTGGCGGTCAAATTGCTATTGAAGCGTGGGTCACGCCTGACTGTGGCGGCGTCGTGTTGTCCAAGGACAAGCAGTTCCAACTCAGCATCGGCAGCGTTGACACGCCCGGCCCCGCCGTGTTTGAGGTCAACATCATCAGTGAGGGTGGTGTGCGCAAGGTTATCCTCAGCACCGCTACGACGCTCACCACGGGCTACGACGGCACCGTCTACCCCAGCACAACCTACGGTGGCTTTGAGGACTCCTACAACCGCTTCGACGCCGCCAAGGACGATGCGACAAACCTCAACATCAATCAGCGACCACTCATTCATATCGTCGCTGCTGTCACCAACGGGGCGGCTGTGCTCTACATCAACGGCGAACTTATGGCTCGTGAAGCCATTCCCGGCAACTACACATTACCTGAATCGGACGAACATGTCTACATTGGTGGCTCAGGAGGTCAGTTTCGTGGCGTCATTGAAAACATCCACATCTCAGCGGTATTCAGTAACGAGATGGTAACTCGCAACGCTGCATTGGTCGGTGAAGATACGCTGGCGTTGTTTCGCTTTGAGGAGCCGATTGACCCCATCGAAGGCACCTTTACCATCAACTCCATCTCAGCAGACAGCAATCTTTCGGCTATCAACATCAGCACAAGCGATGCTGCTTTATTAGCGAGTAAATTGACGGGAACCGCAGTCACAGCAGGAATTATTGACTTCACTTCGTCGCCCTACTCCTCCGGCAACTATGCGGTGGTCGATTACAAAACCACGCCGGGCACCAAACAAACACACGCTGTGCCCCATGTTCCTTACAATCTCCTCATCAATCCGGGGGCTATCCGACGAGAGAGTGAAAAACCAAATCAGTCTCCTCCTGAGCGTGTTCGACTCCACCGTATCAATGTCGATACGGGAGCGATACTCGTCAGCAGCGTCCATCTTGACTTCGGCAGTTCCACCAACGGAGATGGGCTACGCCCTGTATTACACACTCGCAGCGCTGCAACTGGTGATAACTACTTCGTGGTGGTTGCTGCAGACCTTCTCCTTGACAATGGAACGGGTCGTCCTTATCAACCACCTCACCTCGCATCGCAACTGATTGACCGCACGGGTCAAATGGTGCTTGACGAGAGTGACTTGGAGCAGCACGGCATTGTCTTCTCCAGTCGTATGGCGACGACAAGCAACGACCCCAACAACCCCTTCGCCGTTGTTTGGCCCAGCACCCTCAACGAGTCTTTCCAAATCGGTCACTCAGGTCGGCACACGCTCAACCATGTCATCGGCCACCACTACTTGCGCAACATGCCTCGGGCCAACGAAGAGATTCTTGACCAGCAAGTGGGCAACGCCGACATCGTTGAACTCCTCTATGACGAAGGCGCAAAAGGCATTGAGAAGCAATTCCCCATCAACAGTCGTGTTGACTATTACCGTGACATCGCTCAATCCCGTATTGTCAATGTTGTGTCCACCAGCACCGTTCACGAAGCGGTTGACAACGGCCTTACCGGTGCCTCACGCCGCTTGATTGCGATTGGTGGTGCTGGGTCCACCACCTTCGACCCTATGCCTTTCGTGCTCAAAGGGCCGGTGCCTCAAAAGGTGAGTGAAGTTGACGCCAACATGCGAAAGCATCACTTGCGTCCTTCAGCCACCAGCAGAGTCGCCATCCTTGAAGTGGACTTGTCGTCCTACGGGATGGCCCCTTTCGTCGAGATTCACTACAACGCTATCGACTTCACCGGAGTCAGTATGAACAAGACGGCTCCGATGCTTATGGTCGAGAAGACTGTGCCTGCTTCTAACCTTCTGCTTAGCACAGGACCGGACTTCTATGTCATCGACGCTATTGAAGCAGCATTGGGCTCAGCCACGATTCATGCTCCCGGCGGCATTCTTGAAGTCGCTGATGCTCATGAAGGAGGCTACGCTCAAGCCTCGTTTTCGCACGCCCTCGTGGGTGATAACAGCGAGGGCTACGAAAGCGACGACGAACTGGACGAGCGTTACACACCGCAAAATTATGCGACAGTGCGTGATGAACCTCGTCGCCCTCCGCAAAACATTTCCGCTTCACACACGACAAAGACGGCTCACGAGTCCGTGTTTCATCACATCATCGTTGAGGCAAATGCGGCGGAAGACTTCGTCCCCCCAGTGCGCTCGCCGGGCGAAGAGATTGCGTCACCGAGCGCCGGTGAGTTTGACATCGGTATCGCTGCTTCAAGCGGCCCCGTGCATGAAATGTTTGACATCGTTGACAACCACGCTGTCGCTTTGCCGACCATCGCTCAGCGTATCTTCGTGCAACCGTCTGACCGTCGTCGAACTGCTCAGTTGCGGCACATCAAAACAGAGAGTAGTCATGGTAAAGACGCTCACTACGCTACCGTTATGTTTCTTATGACTCGTGCACGCTTGCGCAGCGTCGCTGAAGAAGAGTCTGACGACGGAGGCTCTCGTTACACCAAGGTGCGTTGTGTGGGCCTTAACTCGGCCGCTGTTGAGCGGAGCGTCGACGAGATTGGCTCAGGTAGTCCTGATTCGCATGTCGTGAAGGAGATTGACCCAAACGCTCCTGTTGTGTCCGTGACGCTTGGTGGTGTAGGTCAGGGTGCCTACGACACCAATCCGTCTTTTGACCCGAGTGCTCTTTCGAGGCTGCCTTATAACACTCGACGAGGCTTCTCATGTTTTGCTACTTCGATTCGTGTTGACCGCAACATAACTGCGGCCGACCGAGTGCAATTTATCGAAGTCCGAGCACTCAACAACGGTTCAGATGACCTCAAAGCATGGGGAACCTATCCCTTCCCCAAAAGGGGGCGACTTTACCTCAAGACTGGTGCAAGCGCCGAATACACCAGCAAGAACGGCGTGGGCTTCTTTTTTACTGACGCCACCGTAGGTAGCGGGCGCTTCGTTTTGCCTGACGGGTCCGAGGTCGCTAACTTCTACGAATGGGCCGATGCGTCCGGTCTAAGTGCCGAAGCAGGTGCTGTAGCGAGCGGCAGTGCTGGCTCTTTCTCTCTTGGTGAAATTATCCTTGGTGACGGTAACTTCTACATGGAAAACGCAGCATCTGACGGCACCACTGTCAACGACCGTATGTTCCAATCCATGGACACCGTAACCCACGATTATCAATTAGGCACTCAGTTCGCCAGCACTCGTGCGCTTGTTGAAATCCCACTCTTCAACGAACAGTTCTTTGAAAACGCCGCTGAAGGTATTTTCCCCGGTCCTGATAACTCACTGAAGTTGCATCTCGACCCAACCATGACAGCACACACATGGAACCCCTCACCGGTCGGGCGTCGCTACCCTGAGGTATCTCCCGCTGACCGGACGGCCCACGCCGCTTATGCCTATGCTCTTTCACAAAGTGAACATACCCGCAGTGCGTCAATTCAACACAGAGCAGAAGTCGTCAGTGGTTTCTACCGACTCTATGTGAGCAACCCCGACATCTTCCCCGCTGCTAACATCAACAAGGTGGTCGGCTCTGAGCCTGACTACTTCTATGTCGAGGAAGTGCAACGCCATCAACGCGCTTTCTTACCCAGCGGCGATTGGATTATTTACGAGAACGACCCTGCTGCTGACGGTTATTTGGAGTTTGAAGATGAACCTTGGGCCTACTCTGAAAACTTCTTGCGACTGCATGAGCCGGGCATGATGCTTCTCGTCGGTGGTTTCTACCAATCTGAATCGTTGGTGCCGCTTGAAGGTAGCCCTCTCTCTCCGTCGTCCGCCATTGAGCGACGCAGCGAATACTACCATGACTCGGCCAGCGTTAAGACGCAGGGTGGGAATGTCGATTATGGTCTGCGTCAGTATGTCAGTGCTGTTGAGTTCAAAGCAGGGCCGACTACAAACCCTCACGCTCCTCGTGTCTTCAGCGGGCGTGCACGGGGCTCGGTGCTTGGTGTTACTCCTATCATGAACGGTAGCACTTTCACCGGGCTCGCAGTCATCTCTTTGTCTGAAGAGGACGCTGACCTCTTCCCAAACATCTCACCTACGCTCGACTCAAACGGTAACATCGTCTACGAGACAGGAGATTACCACTACGGCCTTGAGACATTTTCACCTGACGGCACCACTCGTCGCTTCATCTACTGGGGTGACGCCTCGGCGACTTTCGCTGCATTGAGTGGTAGTCCAACCAGCCCCGAGCAATTCCGCAACTCCATCCTTGTTGAAGACATTTTCAACAAGGGCGGTGCTCTACCCAACTACCTCGACCGAACACAGCCTGAGTTTATTCTTGACCAAGATGCTCTACTCACCCGCCGTGGTTTTGACCTCGGTTATTCTATCGACCGCTTTAGTCGTGCGCTTGAAGACAATCTCAACATTAGTGATACTTACCGACCGCCTACCGGTCGACATCCTTGGATTATCAGAGCCACGCCTACTCCAACTCCCGTTAGCATCACCGTAACCAACCCGACACACAACGGTCTACTGCAAGCCAACACGACCGGGTTGGATGTGCAGGTGGGTGATGAGGTCTATGTTGAGCGTTATGTCATCGCTACGGGTAAAACAGAGAGCGTGCTCTACCTCGGTCGAGTTCAACTCATTGACGAGGGTCAGGCTCAAGCCATACCGACCACGGACACAATTATTACGCTGGACGGCTCAATGCTGCCCGATGTCTTGATTGACTTGCAGAATATCGCTGCTGACGCTGCTTTGACGGCTTACTTGCGAGTGGGTTGTCACAATGTCATGAAGAACGATGATGAGGCCATTCTCAATCGCTCGTGGCTTTTCCCTTACGCCCAAGGTGGTTTGCGTCACGGTGATACGGTGTGGGCTAACATGACTTACAACAATCCGCACGCTATTGAAGGACTCTTCGCGAAGAGTCGTGGAGTCTTCAACGAGGGTTTGGTGTGGAATGAGTTCAACGGCGGCCAAGGTGCTCTCAGTGGCGAGGCTCGCGATAGTCTACCGCTTGAAAACTTCCTCATCGGCAACACTTGTCGTGAAACGGCCATCAACTACGCTCAGCATGTCAATAAGACCATCGAGGTCAACTACGCTGAACTGGGTATCAGCAATCCGCCAGTAGTTGCTTATCTCGACCCCATGCTCAACGGTGATGACCACGCTCGTGTCCTTCTCTACGATGTCGCTCACGACCGTGAGTTCGTCGCATTCCAAGACCTTCACATGCAGGTTCAAACCAGCGCCAAGGTAACTGAAATCGGGTTCCAACGGCACACCACGGCGCAGAACATCGTTGACGGTAGCGACCAAATTGACCTTGGTAAATACGGCATTGAGTATAATGGCGCTGGACAGCACGGCTACATCACTCAAATTGACACGGCTGCCGGTTATCCCAGTCAGAACAAGTTCGTCCGCAACACTACTCGCTCTCGTTTCATGGAGAGTGCTTATGCTCATGACCTCGCTAACCACTATGCTGCGAGCGTCATGAAATCACCTATCACGGGTAAAGTCACTGCTCTCACTCCTTACTATAGTAGCGGTGCAAACGGTTCAGGTTACACGGCTGGAACCAAGGCAACGACCACGACGGGCACCGGTGCTGGGCTTACCGTCACCATTACAGTGAGCGGCGGGGCGATTGCTACAGCGGTGATTGCATCTGCCGGGACAGGTTATCAGCACAACGATGTCATCACCGTGAGCGGCGGCACAAGCGGTAGGTTCCGCGTGAGTGTCGCTCCTTCGGGCACTTCAACCCACCTCACGGCACTTGACCGCATCACGCAGTATGGGAAGGCACACGGACACATGGTGCACACGGGTTATTACACCGGCGGTCCGTTTAGCGAGCGGTCGATTGGCGACAGCATTCAGCCTCGAACCAACGACGCTACAGTCATCCCCTACTGGGCTAATGAGGCACACACTTACACTCGCAAGGTTCGCTCCAACCTCGACCGCTTTATCGTCGCTTTAACGCTACATCGTGAGGAGAAGGCAGGGGCCACGACCCGTGACCCATCTACCCTGTTCGATACACCCGACGGCACTCGTGTTGTCCCTGCCTTCCTTGCTCTGCGTGGTATTCGCTCAGGTGCTCTTGACCTGTCTTCGCACGACGAGCAGCGTTTGCAGCATCTTAAGCACTGGACTGAAATGGACTTCACCCGTCGTCTTACCATTGACTGCGGTGAAGTCGCTACTCGTGACGGTGTCACCGACATTGAGGCTGCTGCTCGTGAAGTAGTGCGAATTATTAACCAAGCAGGGGCCAAGAACGCCCGCACCAATCTTACCAACGGTGAGACGGGCTCTGCTTTCGACCCTGCCGTGTGGTGGGACTCAGACAAGGCGTTCAGCACGCAAGACCAAGGCAGTCACATGGGTTACTTCCGTGCTCATCTTGGCCGTGTCGTGCAAGACACCAAGGGACGAGAAGGTTTCTCCGTGGTCATTCACAGCACCGTGCCCGGTGCTACCGGTCGCAACTTTGCTGTGTGGCTTGACAACGCTCGGGGTCAATCGGCTTACCAACCTGAGTTCTTGATTGGTCACGGTGGTCGCTTCAGGACTTTTTGGTGTCAACCTGATGAACTCAGTGGCGAGAACATGCACCCAGCGCCAATGCCTCTAAACAAGCACGGGCGACCCTTTGCACCGATTACTTCGCTGCGTCAATACACCCTGCCCGATGCTTCATCTGCTGATGTCAAGTCCACCGGTGACTTTGCTCAGCGTGGTGATGAATCCTCGGACCCGGTTATGCGAGCCATGTCGATGGTGACGGGCTCCGGCCAGTCCTTCAACACCGTCAACACGGAATCGTTGGAGGCTGAAGGCTACATTACCAACTACACCGAAGGGCTCCGCACAGGTTCGCAGGCTACCGGTCGTGTGAACTTTGGCGGTCTTGTTGCTGCCGGAATCCCCGGATTCGCACCCGATGCCGGGAAGTGGGGCTTTGGTCGCAAGGGTGACAAGCGCTTCGATAAGCGATATGGTGATATTCAGAACACATCGGGCGACACTCTCCCGGTGACCTACACGGGTCATGTGCCTGCTTCTCAAATCTCACACGACGCTATCGGTGATTCGCCACTCTACGGGTTTCAATTCATTGACCACCTTGGTAGGCGTCATGGTATTCGCATCGTCTACCGAGCGATTAACAACAACTTCACACTGGATGAAACGCAACTGCCTGACACGCTTGAGGATGAAATTGTCATCTACATTGACGACCGAGATGTCGGGCAGGGCGGCTTGACCATCGGTCGCCACATGCGTGGATTGGGTGACGCTACTGGTCGTTTCGGTGCAAATCCGAGCAACGCTACGCTGATTGGTTGGGAAGGTAACCGGTGGAACGGTGTTCCGAGTGTCAACGCAGCCTACGACTGCAAGGCCACTTACGACAGTTCAGCCAAGACGCTGACCTTGGAGATGACCGACCCTTACAACAACTGTCCTCACTTCGATGTGCTGGGTTACATGGGCTTTCCAATTGAAGATGGCGTCATTCAGGTATCAGACCCCTTCAACGCAGCCACCGCTGTTGGCTCATGGGGTCACATGTTTTCCTACACGAGTCGCACCCGTAACGATAACACAGGCCCCCACATTTTTTACGGCGTCGAAGGCACCGAGTTCATGACTTCACACACTTTCGCTACGGCTTCGACCGTTACCGTCGGTGCTAAGCGTTTTGGCCTCAACACGACAAGCATTCGTGCATTGGTGTCGTCTTGCGCTAATTGGACCACATTGGTCACCGACGAACTGTTGGCGGCAGTGGTCACGACGGCCATCAACCTACCGAATCCAAACATTGAGGAGGGTGTGCCGTTTGATTGCACTGAGTTTTTCGCTGCTGATGGACGCACTCTCGGTCAATGGGGCGTGGCTGAAGATGCTATTCGCATTCGTGCTTACAACACGGCCCGTAAAGTGCGACCAATCTCTGACTTTTTCACCGCCACGCTACATCGTGACATGGCGATTCAAGCCGCCCATGTTGAGCACGGGGATGTGCAGTTTGTCAAGATGACCAAGGATGGTGTGACCCTGCCCAGTTCCAACAACCGGGCAGCCACCGATGCTCAAATTGATGCTGGCTTAAGAGCAGAGTGTGGCTACATTCCCTACACTGTCGTGCAAGTGAGCACCAAGGGGCGCGGCTCTAACGCCAACACTGCCTCACCGGTTCTCGTCGACTCAAGCAACGAACCTGTTGACACGGAAGTGTGGGAACAAAATCTCAACGGTCAACGCTTTACTGCTTACTCAGGCGACCACATCCTACCAATGGTCAACAACCCAACTCTTGAAACCGATGCAAACGACTCTTACATCAACTCACCTAAGTTCCCTGAAGTGGGGTTGGCTGCCGGTAGCGGTAAGCCATGGCACTTCTTCCGACCTGCTGGTAACGAAGGAGACACCATCAGCAGCCTTGCGAAAGTTGCGTCCTTTAGCAGTCAATCCGAGGTCTATTTTGGAAACTTCTCTTCCGCTCTCGCAACTACTGTCAACGGTGGAACAGCGTCTTCCGGTTTTACTTCACTTGACCACATCTTGATTGATGAAGCAACATTGACTGGAACTCCACCCGACGCCAAACCGTCCACCGACCCAACCATTCAGCGCTACGGTGCGCTGCGAGCCTTCAGGACTGCCGGTGTGCGTGTGCTTGGTAGCCTCCACTCACGGTCGCAAGTGTTCTTCCGTGGGGGTCGGGACAGCAGCGACCATTGGGTTCCGTTGTTCTTCGGTGGCGGCTTTAGCGGTGTAACCATTGATGTCAATGACGGTAGCGCTAACGACTACAGCGAAAAATACACTCATCCTTATGCAAACGGGCCGACCGGTGTGGCGGGCATTCAGCACGCCAACGAGACACTCTCGTCCTTCTCATTGGTGGACTGCAACGCAATCATGGCCTTCTTCCCCGGCACAGCACTTTTGAATCAGCATCGTGGAAGCATCAATCCACCGTTCTTCAATCAGGATAGCCTCCTCAGTCCTGACATCAAGGGCGGGACTCAGACCGTTCACCCTGACCATCCCAATCCCGCCCCCTACACGGCAGGCGTTGCTATTCAGGTGCCCATTCCTTTGGTGCTACGCTTCGCTCACCCAACAGCCCGCTACAACGACCACCGTGATGGTGTTGAAAACAAAACAACATTCCTCATTTTTGGCCCCGGTCAGGCCTTCCCATTTACGCAAGAGGAGGCGACGCCCGTCAACACCTACGAACCTGCGCCCGGACGGGCTATCACGGTGGGTAACACTTGGTCTAAAGTGCCTGCTCACACGGGTAGCAACACGGCATTCATGCCCAACCACATCATGAACGACGCCGGTCACTACATGCCGTGGACCAGCACCTATCAACTCAACCGCGGTCGATTCCATTGGCGTCAAACCATCAACTGGGAACCTGCTCAGGGTAAGCCCAATGTTGAGATTCTGCGCCAGCGTCCCGAGGCTGGTCGTATGTATGGTGAAGTGTTCACTTCAGGAGCGACTAACCTCACGGTGTCCAATGTTCATGACTACCGCATGGCTCACCCCAACCGTCACGGGGTCTACATGGGCTTCTCCATGGCGAGTAGTTCAGACTGGTGTTTCCACATGGATGGCGGTTACCATCCGGGCGGTTCGTGGATGGACAATCAAATTACTTTCAATCCGCCTCATCCTGATGACAACAGTCGAGTGTCAAAGAGCGCCATTAGCGGCAACGAATTGCATCCCAGTGCTTTCCGTGTTGCCGCTCCACTGGCGACCAAGATTCTTTACGGCTCTTCGGGTGCCTTTGTGTCTGAAACAGTCACGCGTGACATCATCGACATGGAATACATCGCTGTAGACGCCACTCGCTGTCAAAACGGAGAAGAGTTAGCCGCTCTACTCGGTGCCGCTATCAACACCTATCCCGGCGGCGGTGCACTCAAAGCCATGGGCGGGACCTTCTTACCGAGTTTTAGCAACGCCATGAAGCAAGACCGTTACGGGTGGCGGGAACTTGAAGGCGCTAACATTGTCGACTATGCGCAAGGAGGTGGAGGCATCGCTCTCAATTCGTCCTTCATCACCGTCGACATTGGTAGCAATCCTGACGATGGTTACAACATTCCTGAAACGGGTTGGATTCGCACCACTAACTCGTTTGCTACAACTATCCTCGGAGAGAACTCACCGGCCTTTGCTCCCTATCACAGCCGCATCGTCCTGTATGTCGGTGGTAGTTACAAAGTCAAGTTCTTCCTTGGACAGAATCGAATCAGCGGTTACGGTGCTTTTGAGAGTGTAGCGACATGGGATAACTACCTTGACGGTAACCCGTTGACCTACCCAACGCTGGGCTCCGGTGTATCGGGACTAAAACTGTATGTGTGGGTTAAGGCAGGTGTCCACCAATGGAGGAATACGACGAGGGTGAGCGGTTATGGACAAGTCCACTTCAACGGCCTCGTTGACGCTATTGACCGAACTAAACCCGTTGGTGTTGCAGGTTGGGCTGGTGAGCGCTATTCCTATCTCAACACACTGAGTGGTGGGCTTAGCGGACAATATGCTGCTGGTTTGGGAGCATGGCACGCTTCGCTTGGTTTCTCACCCTACGGTGGAAGCATGGGCTGCGCCAGCGTGCTCGGCCATCTACCGAACATCACCCCCATGCCGAACAGTCCTGAATCTGCACCACCGAACAACGGTTCAGATGGGTTGGCTACCTTCCCCTCCAATAGCAACCCCGATGCGCCGCAAGACCGCTACGATATGGGAACAGACTCAGGTTCCTACACCCTCGCCTTTACCGACAGTAGCGACTTCAACACACCGCCCATTATGGAAAACGAGCCTGAGATGCAGAAAGAACTCACTCACATGCAAGGTGTGTTCTCCCGTGCGATGCTTGTTATCTCTCATGAGTCAGAATTGGCTCTTGTCGCCAAGACGGACCGTGACGGGCAAAAGAGCGTTGGTGACTGGCTGCGTCTTGTCGACGCTGCTGATGTCACTAAGGCGGGCACAGTGCGCTGGGACGACCGCATTCACGGTCAAGACCGCTTCTATGCTCCAGCGCACGCAGGCCCGAATGTCGAGGCACTCATCCACAATGCAACTTCTCGTCCAACTATCTCAGATTACACTGTTACGAACGCTTTGGACGGCGCTCCATTTGACGCAGAGTTCTCACTTCATCCGCCGATTACTGCTGAGAGTGACTTGGAAAACGCTGAGCCCTGCTTTACGAAAACCGGCGACCTCTTTTTTGACCTTGACAAGAGCATCGGCTCCCACTTCTCAGCCAGCGCAGGGGCGCAACGGAATGTTGCTGCTAACTTCTATGCTTCCGCATCTGTCCAACCTTCTACACTGTTTGGTGGGACGAAGCAAAAAAACACCTTTTGGGTCGGAGATGTCAACGCTTACGAGATGTATGCTCGCTCCCCTGCTAAGAACTTCAACATTGAGCATGTTGTGTGGAAACGAATGGACGGTGGTAGCCTCTCGATGCCTGCCGTCAACGCTCGTGGACTTGGTGCTGTGCCTTGGGTGAACCGTGTCAGCGGCGGTGTAGGCTACACTACGGGTGAGAAGTTGCTTGGGAATGTCCGTTTCTCTTTTGAGACAACGAACAGCGCTATGTTACCTGTCCTGCAAGCGCAGGAACTGGCGCATCCGCAACTGGCTGAAAAGCACCGTATCAAACTACAGAATGTGCTTGAGATTCCCAACGAGCATCTGCAGTTTGAAGAGATGGAAGTCATTGACGACACGGGACAAACACACACGCTTAGCGGCGGCTCGCCACTCGGTGTGGTCATTCGTGCCTTCCGTGCTGCTGGTGAGCGCCTCGCCAGCGGTTTGGCTCCTTCGGTAGCCAACACCTCAACCTCGCCAAACCTCGTGGTCCAACTTCCTGACCCTGAGTCCATCCCCGGTAACATCCTTGTCCGCAGCGGATTTGACCGGCTGCAAGCCTATCAAAACGAGACAATGGGCGACGGCGGTATGATTCACCCCGACCTTGGTGCGAGCCACCTCGGACATCTGTTTGACAACGCCATCAGCGGACCGCGCTACGGTCCGACCATGAACGAAGTGGGTTGGGAGCACATCGCTGAAGGTAGTGCCTTCCCCGACAGCACGAAGAACGGATGGGTTGAAACTACCGGTAACCGCCCACTGCAGTCGTCTTACGAATTGCACGACCGCACGCTCTTCTTCCATGTCACAAAGATGGGGCACAGCCACACGGACCGCTTCCCAACCGTCTACACGCACAGCAACGGCGTTGAGACGCAAAGCCTCACCGTGTCTTCTTACAGCAGCGGTGTGTTGACCGCTTCAGCCACCATCAACAGCCGTGTTTTTGATGCAGCGTTTGCTTCCAAAGAAGTTAGCGACAACCGTCGTTTCTTGCGCCTTTCAAGCAGCGGCGACTCGTGCGTAGTGTCCTACACGGGCATAAGCGGCGACACCTTCACTGGCGTGGTTGGTGACATTGACTTCACCGAGTTTATCGCAGCCAATCCAAGCGCCACCATCACACCCTCCTACTACATCCCTGCTGGTAGCACTCGCTTCTTTGCAGCACGCCGCTTGCGTGACCACGCCGAAGTGAGCGGTAACAGCCCTGACATGGCTCATACTGAATACATCACCGGCACTGCGTTGCTGGCTCACACACGCTACAGCAAACCGCAACTCACACCAATGCCGATGCCTCGTATGGGACATCACTTCGTTAACGCTACGATGCCGATGCTACCCGGTCACTGGGCTCATCCTGCTTACCAAGGCCTCTACGGCAAGCACGAGGCCGAGCGCAGAGCGACACTCCAAGATGCCGACCTCATCCGTCTACTGGAGAATGTGGACCCAACCACGACAACCCTACCGGCCAGCGTCACCGACTACCTACACCCTCTCAACCCGCAACTGCGCATCGGTAGTCTGACCGCTACGCCGAGCGGTCCCAGCGACATCCATGGTGGGGCCTTCACGCTGATGTTTGAAACAAAGGTGCGCTTTGATGGCTACGGCGTCCTCGCATCCAAGGGCGATGCTGGCGACATCAACAAAGCCGGTGGCCACTCCATCGTGCTTGAGGCAGGAGCCAACTACACGCAGGACGGACACTTCCCTGACCCTGCCGAGGTTGGTGCCTATCAAATTGTCATCCAGCCTAACCTGCGTAAGCAACAACTTACTGGCTTCCATCATAACAACAGTGACGCTTCAGCCTTACCCGACGGCACTGCTCGTGAACTCACCGGTCAACAAGTGCACCTCGTGGTCGGCATCAAGTATGACAGCGAGCGAGGGACGGCGATTGGTGCGGCGACTCTCATCCTTTCTGAAGCGACGCTTGCTGATGTGCGCGGCTGCGAGATTTTCGTCAACGAGGTCATCCTTGACCACGACCCTGACCACGGCAGTCAGTTTAGCAATCTCCCACCGATGCTGCTTTACAACGCATTGGGTGTGCAGGGTAGCGAATCGCCCACTTTCACTCGTCGCTCTCACCCCTATCACACGAGCATGTTCGTTGACGCCACACCCGGTTACACATTGAACATCCCATGGTGGAGCATTTTGCACAAAAACTCCCCCGATGACGCTACGGCCACAGGTTTCCGCCATCTCGCCCTCTATCGTCTTGACAACTACTACGAGTTCTGTCGTGCCTCTCATGGAGCACTTGGCGCTCAGTTGACGCTTGGTGGCTATCCCTCCATTAGCCCTGACATCTACTCCAAGGTGCTGGCTAACACCTCCATTTCACCTGTCGCCACGGTGCAGAGCACGGGCGTTGGTTACATTCAGGTCGATGACGCTTCGTTGTTCCCTGAAGTGCCCTACTACGGTCAACAACTGGTCTACACCGATAATGACGGTGTGACTCAGACGCTGTCTTACACCAAACGCACAGGCTTGACTTACAGTAGCGGAACAATGAACCAACCCTATCGTTTCATCACGACTGCTTTGAGTTTGCCGAGTGCGGGCACCGTGCTCCGCTTAAGTCGACCTTACAGTCGTGAAGTTTCGACTTCGCTATTGACCAAGTCGCAAGGTGTTTTGTCGCTTAATCTCGACCAGTTGCGTGGTGGGACACGAGATACGAACAGTCTCTACACTCCTGACGCATTCGTTTGCGCATGGCATCCAAACCTCGGTCGACCCCATACTTTCTACTCCGACAGCAGCCGAACATGGGGCGACGCTACTGATGACCGGGCTGTAGACAAAGCGGCCTACAACAGCATGCCTGAACACTTTGAGACGGTGCATTATCACGGCGTCAACTACGCCGCCAGCCTTGGTCCGTTCCACCTCGATTTCAAGACGCCCGAGCCACCCAGTCAGTTCTCAGGCACTTTCCAATCAGCGGCCGGTTCACCTTCCACCATCACGATGAATGCTGATGTCAGTAGCGACGGGGCTTCAGCAGGCGATTACATTTTTGTCGAAGGTAAGGTGTTGGGTAAAATTGCAGGCGGTGGAATAAGCGGTGTGAACATTGTTCTGACTACAGACATCCTCTTTACACCGGCCGTTGGGTCCAAGGTCTACTTTGGCGCTGACGGAACAGCAGAGACGGCTGCTAACATTCACATTATGTCGGGTTATCAAGCGCAAGGCAGCAACACTGTCATGCTCAGTCACTATTGGCCAAGCGGTAGCCGTGGCGGACCACTCGTCAGTCGTCTTGACGGCTATGCTGCTTGGTCTGCTGCGTGGAATCTACCAGCCCTCTACGAAGCAGGCGGCGGTAAGCATTGGGAAGACACTGGCGATGCTGCTTCTTATACTGCGAGCGACGGCATCGGCATCGCATCGAGTCTTGTGAGCACCCGCTCTTATCCATTCGGCTACCGATTCGGTCTGCGTCAACCGTGGAACCGCCCTCAATGGGGACACTACGGCATGCGTGCCTTCACTGAATCCTCCTATAGTAGCAGCAACCTGACCCTCGGTTACAAGCCCGGTCCACTGGTCGAATACGAATCGCAAGATTGGAATTACGCTGGTGGTGCTGGTTTGACCCCAAAAACGCTACCAACGACCTATGTTGGCGTTATGGAAAGGCAGACCAACTTTAGTGGTATGCTCGGGCCCGACAAACCTGAATGGCAGGTGCGCTACAGCGACGGTCGCCGCATGACTCGCTCGTTTGGCTGTCCTGTTCGCATCATTCGCAACAATGCTGACGCTCCTCGTGACTGGTGGGGTGATAGCCAAGGTCTTGGTATCGGCACCATTGAAGGTGCGGCGGGCTACTATCTTGTCGACTGGTGGGGCAACACTCGCGGTGAAGATGTCCGCAAAGCACCGGTGCGTGGCTTCGGCATCCGTCCTGCTTGGGACGCAGGCGACGCATACGAATACGACCGCACTTACGGTCGTTCACCTTACGCTCGGTTGTGGAACGGAGGTAAGCCGATTGTCAACTTCAAAGGTGTCGTTGACCCTCTTACGGGCAAAGTGTTGAGCAGCCCAACTGAAGTCATTCCACGCTTTGGTGGTCGACTCAATGACACAAACAACAACAACGCCTTCGTCCTTGTCGATGTCTTTGCCCCAACCAACGCCATGCGTGTCGGCGACATGGGTGGTGGGCGTGGTGTGCGTTATCCAACGCAGTTCAACGAGGATGTTCTAACCGAATTAAGCGCCGTCTACGAAGGTTCGGGCGTCGTTCTCTCGCATCACACGGCTGAGCCAACCTTCGGTCAAGGGTTGCTGCGACCTCGTGATGATGTGCTGCAGCCCGACGAAGTCAAGCGTGGTATCAGTGGTCGCCTTGAAATTGCTGAGGACGGTTTGCTTAAGCCCGAGGCTGCAGTCAGCGACCGTGTCGAGAGCATCACCGGCACCTCGGTGCACAAAGAGCCAATCTCTCGCTCCTCGCCCCGTATCGGTATTGACGCTGACACGCTTGAGTCCTTCTCCACCGGCATCAATGCCGACATGGTCGCCATCAACAGTGAGGCTCATAGCCTGCACACTGACCGTGGTGTTGGGCAGCGTATCGTCCTGCAGGGTGGATTGCAGTCAGGTTCGCAGACGCTGGAAGACTATGACCTAACGAGCCTCTCCTTCGCTGCTCAACCTCAAGGCGGGGTCATGCGTTTTAGCCACACTGGTAACATCAAGCCCATGGGCGGCACCTACATCCTTGAGTCCCGCTCGTTCGTCAACCCATTCGATGACACCGGTTGGGGTCGCAGCGGTTCGGGCACAACCAGCAATCCATATCAGACCACGACAAGCACGACGACACCTCATAACCTCACGGACACGACAGTGCGATTCATGTTGCGTCCGGTGCGTCTGCTGGACAACCAACACATCGAAGTCTTCCGCCCTGTTCGCGCTGTCGCCAGCGGCACACCTCAATACGGAAGCACCTTCTACACCGCCACTGCTGGCGGCAAGTATGGGCTCTTCACCTACGAGTCCACCAACGCCTCAGCGGGCTCTTACATGCGTGCAACGGTGCCTGACGGAAACGCTCCTTACCAGCCCGTTTATTTGATGGAAAGCAGTAGCGACACTGTGCCGGTGTCGAAGGGTCCGAAACTCCCCGGTTCGGCGATGCCTACATTCGACACCGGCACACTCAAGTCCACAGTGACTCGTTTGCTCATCAGCGAGAACACGCTGCAGCACTATCGCAGCGACGCTCCTCGTCGCACAGGTAGCGGTAAGGACTACTCAGTCAAGCCCCGCTTCAGTCAGTCTCTGCATAGCAAGGGACACAAGGCCGATGTGACTTACAACACATCCGACCACAGTGGTGATGCTCCGTGACCTTCCTCGCACAGCAACGCACGACCGGTGACACCGATGTCGTGATGAAACAAGTGCGCAAGCCAGTCTTCGTCGACAACGCAGTGCACCTTGGTGAAATTGCTATGCAGGGCACAACGCAGGCTAAGGTCACCGTCAAGCAACGCAAGACCTCAACCTACGCTGTCGCATCAACGCACTCTTACACCATCGACGAGCGTCAAGACAGTGTCGTTTTGACTCACACATCAACGCCGGGTCACACTTCACAAAATCGCATCTTCTACATGCGTAGCGATGCTGCTTCAAATAGTCCGAGGATGTTGTATTCTATAGACCAGCAGACTGAGCGCCTGTCACTCGGTAGTCACTCCACTGGAAACAAGGGTTCTGTTTTTGCAGTGCGGAACATGAAAGGCAAAACGCTCAGTGAACTGGGCTTCAACAGCACGGCAGGTTACGCAGCGCAGCCAATTGATGTCGGTTTCCGCACGACCGACATGGCCATGCGTCTTGGTCGTGACATCGCTGATACGCTCACCTCGGTCAACATCGCACTTCCGCTCACTCCCAGCAACTCCAGCGGTGACCGTCGCCGTCACAGCACCCGCTTTATCGCTACCGACTTCTACGGAGTCAACCTCGTCACGGCGTTGCGTTTCCTTGGGCGTCATGACAATCGCATCATCTACTTTGAGCGCTTTGGTAGCCTGCTCTATGTGCCGTTCAACTTCGGTGAAAGCGGTCGTTTCGTCGACGCTAACAACAGGACCGGGCCTGCTGGAACCAACCCAGTCGACAACACCAGCAACCGTGTTATCGTGCAAGGCACACCCCTCTCGGTCAACGATACCGCCTACGCCGAAGTCAGCGATGCTGAGCGACAGAGTGGTCGTGGTGGCGATGTGCAACAGGACCCGCAGGTCATTGAAGACTTCACGGTGCGAAACAACGAGGCGGCCCGTCGTGTTGCACGCAGCGTGTTGAAGGCCAACAACCTTCTCGCCGGTAACAAGACCAGTTCAGGTCACACCGCTTCATGGGACTTGCGACCGGGTAAAATCATCGAATATGAAGGACGCAACCGCATCCTCACCGAAGTGCGTCACAACCTTTCGGAGAACACCGCTGACCTTGTTTTCCTCACCGTTGACAGCGGCATTGAAGGCGTGCTGCAAGGCATTCTTGAGGGTGCTCAGAACACCGGCCGTCGGCCTGAAGTCGTCGAGCAGGTCATTGAACAAAACTTCTCGTTGTTTGGTGACATCGAAATTGTCACGGTTCCCATCATTACAATTCAGAATCACGGCCTCTCAGGGTTTATCATCGGTAAAGCCATGAACAGGGGCGTGCTCGGTGGAAGTAGTGACGAAGAAACCCTCGGTGGTAGCAAGTCCACTCCAATCACATACAGAGGTGACGCATAATGCCGGTAAGCGACCACATCAAACGGGCGCTGCTCGACACGATAGCGAGCAACATCAACGAGATGATTATAGGTTTCGATGGAACCCCATCTACGAGTTCTGATGGGGCCGCTGGTCGTCCAGCCATCACGCTCAATCCGACGGTGCGCATCGTCGACGACAACACCATCCTCGTTGAAGGTTTTATACCAGCATCGGAAGAGTTCACGGACTCCTTGAAAGAAGTCTATGTCCAGTTCCGTGGTTCAAACTCTTTCACGCCAGTCGCTCGGCACACGATTCTTCCTGTGCTTAAGACGACGCAAAACGAACTACGCATTCAATTGTTGATTGAGGTGAAATAGAATGACGATGACTACAGATAACCCCCTTTCGGGACACACAGACGGCGCTAACGATGGACTGACTGACGGAAGTCACATCCTCTCACCGTCCTTGACAAATCTCTACGAAGGCGTGCACGGCAACGGTATCTTGTTGCCGCACGATACGGCTTACGACGATAACGACCGCAACGACCCACCCGACCTTCCCGGCGCTATCAGTGCGGGAGCGGGCGCCAACCAGTTCGTGGTCAAAGCGTGCGATGTCATTCTTGACGGCATCCTCTACGCCATCGGCGGCGGCAGTGACATCACGGTCACGCTGACCAGCACGACCGCTGAGAAACTTGGCTCCTTCGTTGCACTCAATAGCGGCGAAGAGTGTCTTTTCGTAGTCGTTGCTACGGCTGATGGCCTCAAGATAACGCAAACGGTCAACATCACGACCGCTGCAGGAGCCTACCCCTCCATTTCAGGCACGGCTGCTTCTTATCTCACCACCGGTAGCGGGGCTGGTGACAACCGTCAGACTATCGTGCTGGGCACAGTGCGTGCTGTCAACGCTGGTGGAGCGACCACGGGTGACTTGAACATCGAATCTCTGTCTGAATACAACGACAAGCGCGTCTTCGTGCGCCCCTCGCCGCTTTACTTCTCCCCAGTGCGTGACGGCACCATCTCGGCAACCACGGGCATCAACAGCCACACAGCGCTACAGACGGTGCACACGGGTCAACCCGCTACTTTTGGCGACAACGGCATCGTATGGCAATCGTTTAACAGCGACGGCGAGTCGATGCTCTACTATAGCGCCAAAGACGGCAGCAACCGACACACTCATTTGCTCGGTCCTACCAACATTGATGTCTCCAGTCCAAGCACGAATCAAACCTTCACCTTTGACGGTAACCGGGTCTTCGTTCTAACAGCAAGCAGTGGTATCACGCTCAATCCCAGCGGCACCTTCCCACCGGGCCACACGGTCTTTGTCTCAGTGCCCAGCGGCAGCACCGTCACTTTTGACAGCACGGGGCTCAACCAAGCCATCACTGCAGGCAACGCCCTCATGTTCGCTTACGACGGCACCAATTGGAAGCGTGTGCTCTTCAGCAGCACCGTGGCTACCACCTCAAGCGGGACCAGCGGTCTTGTGCAACTCTCCGATGGTGCTGGTGGCTTCACCAGTGACTCAACGCTCTCATACGACACAGCAGCCAACGAACTCACCGTTAACGGTAAATTGACCGTGACTGGGCTCATTGACCCTACCGGCTTAGTCGTCGACGAAAAGGCTGACACAGCGGCCACTGGTCATACATCGGTTGCTGGCAAGGGGTTGTATTGGGTCAAGAACGAAACACCCAACCGACCGATGTTCACCAATAACGCTAACGCTGAGAAGAAGGTGATTATCGAGGGTGACAACATCAGCGAACTCAACAACGACGCTGGCTTTGTCGATGCTGCTGGCGCTGCGGCTGCTGCCGCTACCGACCTTGCTTACGATGCTGCTTCAAAAACTGTGAGTAGCAGCACTGGGACGAACGCCACGCTGACTGAAGTGGTAGCCGGTGGTAACTCCGGCTTGATGACAGGCGCTCAGGCTACCAAACTCGACGGTATCGAAGTGGGCGCAACAGCAGACCAAACGGCGGGTGAAATCAAGACGGCTTACGAGAGCAACGCCGACACCAACGCCTTTACGGATGCCGAGCAAACCAAACTTGCTGGTATCGCTACGGGCGCAGAAGTCAATGTCAATGCGGATTGGAATGCCGTGAGCGGCGATGCTGAAATCCTCAACAAGCCAACGGATGTGACCGACCTCTCAACGCACAGCGTGACTGAACTTAACGATGTGACCAACGCTGGAAGCGGAGCCATCATCACTTCAGCCGAGCGCACGAAACTGACAGGAATTGAAACAGGCGCAACGGCAGACCAAAATGCCGATGAGGTTCCTGTCGCCACACACTCTCCGACCAACTACACCGCCACTACCGCTGATGTTGAGGCTCACCTTGTTGGAATTGACAACGCACTTGCTTCTGCTGGTAGTGTATCATCCGTGTTCGGAAGGACGGGTGCGGTTGTTGCTACATCGGGAGATTACGACGATGGTGAAATCACCGCCGCCGCAAGTGCAACAAACTACACTCCTACCGCATCAACGGTTGAAGGTCACCTTGCTGGAATTGACACCGCGCTTGGCTCGGTTGGAACGCCATCGGGTGCGGCTGGTGCTATCCAATTCAGCGACGGTGTGGCTTTCGCCAGCGACAATGCGAACCTTCACTTTGACAACGCAAACAACAGACTTGGTTTAGGAACGGCCTCCCCGCAGGTTGCCCTTCATATTTCCAAAAACTCTTTAGACGAAATCCTCCGTATTGAATCCACCGACCCGACTCCGGGTTCTAACTCGGCTCCCGATGTCATCATTAAAAGTGCAAAACAAACCACAAACGATTATCTCGGAAGTCTATGGTGGTATGGAAACAACGATGGTGCAAATCCCGAACCTTATGGCCGAATTGGAATGGTTTTAGACGACCCCACGGGCGGTGCGGAATCGGGTGCTATGTTTATCCAATCCGATGTGGAAGGAACCCTTAGAACCATGATGTATTTAGAAGGTTATACCACAGGCGGAACGGGGCAAGTCGTCACCAATTATAACGCTAAAAACATCAATTTCCGAACCTTAAACCTCGGAACGGGTGATGGTGGCCCCGGTGGATATGGTATTGCTCACGAAGCCTCCACAGGAAGAATCGGTATTGGAACGATTTCACCCTCTCAAAAACTTCATGTGGACGGCACTATCCGACAAACTAACGCTACAAACGCTGTTCTTGTCGCTGACTCCAACGGTGACCTCGTTGCCGCAAGCAACCTTACTGACACCGCTTACTCAACGACAGACACGACAGATGCGGCGGCGGATGTTTATGCGGCAAACCCTGCTTATTGGGCAGGCCCTCCGCCAACAACAGTAGCCGAAGCGTTAGACAGGATAGCGGCTTGGGCAAACAATCCGGTTTACACGCCGGGACCAATTCCTTGATGTGATAGTTAATGCTTGAAGGCACTGTCAACCCATAGGTGACCGCAGGCCCTACAGCACCACAGGCTGACCCGCTCTTTGTCACCGTCAAGAAACCGGGCTTGCAGACGACGAGGGATGTGCTCGTGCTCGCAGCGACGGCACTTGACTTTCATCTTGTCAAGCAGCCGACCCATTATTCTTCCTCGCTCTCCCAGCAATCAAGGCACCACTCGCCATCTACAAGATGTATTTGTAGGCAAGAGCGCTGACATGCGATGCAAGTAGCCACTTACTCACCACGCCGACCAATGATGTCGTCGATGCGTAGGATGGCTGTCGTGACCTCAGTAGCGCTCGTGATAGCGCTGCGGATGAGCGACATCGGTTCAAAGACCTGAGACTCACCCATGTCCATGATACCGCCAGTCTCCACATTGGGCCCGAAGGGCAGTCCAGCGTGGCGCATAGCGAGCACAGTGTCCAGTGCATCATGACCAGCGTTTTCAGCGATGGTGCCGGGGATAGCCTCCAGTGCGTCAGCGTAGGCTTCAATCGCCATCTGAGCACGACCACCCACCTCAGCAGCACGGCTCCTCAAGCAAGAGGCCAGTGCGAGGTAAGTTGCACCTCCACCGTAGCAGACGCTGTCGCCGTTGGCCACGAGGGACACGACGCCCAATGCGTCGTCAAAGCCACGCTGAACCTCGTCCAGCGTCGACTGCGTTGCGCCAAACAGCACCAGTGTAGCCTCGCTTGAGGCGAGGTTGTTGCTGACGAAGAGGTAGTCGACATCGTTGTAGCGGCGACGGTCGATGAGAGCCTCGCACAATTCCATGTCGCTCTCGGGCGTGTGGTAAGCGTTGACACCGAACTCGTTGCAGAGACGCTTCATGGTGCTCGGGGGCACACGGCGGCAGACAAAGACACCACGCTTGTGTAGATATTGCACGACCGTATCGTGCACCCCGTCGCGAACGAAGACGACTCGGGCACCTGAGGCTTCGATATGCTTGGCTGCTTCCAGCAGTTCCTCACGCCCTGCATTCTTCAGCGTGCTGTAGGACGAAGCGTCCACCTGCACTTGCACATTCCCGTCTTGCTTCTGCTCCTCCAGCCCACTGTTGACCAGCAGGATGGGCGTAACGGCGTTCTCGAAGTCACCATCAGCCGTAACGAAGTCCTTGTTGACCACGACGCCCTCGAAAAGATAGGAGTCATTGAGCGAGCCACCGGGCGCAGCGAGCACACGGACATCGGAAGCATCGCCGACAGCACGGATGGTGTCGACGCAGAGTTGAGCAACGCGGTCTTCGGATGCTTCCAATGACTTTCCTGTGATGGCTGTGCGTGCGATGGCTTGCAGTGAGCGCTCACCATCAACTGAGAGTTTCGGAAGTTCTTCAAGCACCATCGCCTGAGCCTTGGTGTAACCCTTGTTGACGACATTGGGGTGAAGGCCCTTGTCGAATAGACCCTCGGCGTTGCTTAGCAGTTGACCTGCGAGCACCACGCTGCTGGTGGTTCCGTCGTAGCAGTTCGTTTCTTGGACCTTGGACACCTCGACAATCATCTTCGCCGCAGGGTGGGCGCTATCCAATTCACGGAGAATGGTTGCTCCGTCGTTGGTGACGATGACATTTCCGCCACCGTCAACCATCATTTTGTCCATACCCATCGGACCAAGCGTGGTGCGGACAGTGCCGACGATGCGCTTGACAGCCTCGATGTTCAGTCGTTGTGCGTTGTGATTTTTGTTTTCAGTCATTCCCAGTTCACCTCAATTTCAACAATTGACCCGTCCTCCAACGAGCGGCTTTTCACCACTCCATTCTCACGACCGTGTTGGTAGAGGTCGTAGGTCAATTGAGCGTCTTTCAAGCAGTATTCAGCCACCTCAAGGTAGCGGCCTGCTCGCCATGCTTCAGGGGCATCGGCACTTGTCATGCTCTTACCGATGTCCAGTGTGTTACGGGCCAGCATCTCAAGGCTGGTAGCGATGTCCTTGCCGCCAGCGGCCTTGCTGACGAGTAGTTTGGTGTCAATGACACTCTCAGACTTGCTCATCAGGTCGCCTGCTGTCCAGCAGTCCAGTGCTGCGTTGAGCACTGGGAGGTCGAACTTCTTGATGTTGTGACCGAGCACGACGCCTCCAGCGTCAATGTGCTTTTGCAGGTGGTCGCCCAGCGTGCGTGGGTGAAGGTCGTGCACCTTGGCGGTAGCCATGTCAATGCTCTGTTTGCTGAAGACATCGCCGTTGGCTCCGTCCCATGTAGCGACAACGGTAGGCTCGAACAAGGCGTGCTTGTCCCAACCTCCAATCTCATACGAGTAGTTACCCGTCTCGATGTCAAGGGCCATTATTTCAGTCATGCCTCGGCCTCCTTCAAGCGGAGGTAGACGGTCGCCCCATCCTTTGCTGCGTTGAACATGTGTGCTGCCCAGTCGTTGAACTTCTTGAAACCAGTGGCTCGGGTGATGTGGAGGTTGGTGCAGTATTGCTGGATGACTGCTGACTTCTTACGCCAGCCGTCGCCACGCTTGTCAAGTTCAACAGCGGAGACAGAGTTGAACGCAGCCATCCAGTCCTTCTTGTGCTGCTCCTTCTCAACCTTCTTTGCACCGACTTCGACCTCACCCTCAAGCCACTGAATGAGGTTCTTGAACAAGTCGTAGAGGATGTCTTTCGCCATGTCAAGGTGCTCACCCGTGATGACCCACGACTCATCCATCATGGCGAGGTGCGTGGCGAGGATGACAGAGTAGTTCTCCATGGCGGGAACAAAGGATGCGACGACATCGGCGATGGCGAAGTTCAAGTCTTTGAGTAGACTGTAGAAGTCATCCACGACATCGTAGGACGCTGCGTAAAACGACTCATCAGCCGTGAACATCTCGTGCATGCAGGACTGAACGAGGTCCTCCTGCTCCTCACGAGTGCAGTTGTCCCACTCATTCTTCGTGGTCCCCGTTAGGTCAAGCACACGGTAGCGGAGGCGAGTCTCAAGCCCTCGGAAGTAATCGACGATGTCCTTGTAAGAAACAACGGTGTCCTCACCCTGCGTGAAAGCCCGGTTCATCCGAATCTGTGAAACCTGTTGGCGACGGTCCATGTCCCAATGGGACCAGTAAAGCAACACACGCTGGAAGATACCCTTGGTCAGCACATACTCCTTCACGCCCTTGGGCGGGTAGGTGGTAATCCACAGCGAGGCCAGCGACTCCGTTTCGATACGGCGACCACTCAGGTGCTTCACGAGGATGTTGCTGTTGCTCCCGATGGGGTTACAGGCGGACTGCAGGTAAAGCACCGTCTCTTGGCTGTGCTTACCGGGGTTGAGGATGATGGACCCCTCGTCAAAGTTGAGAGCCTTGCGTCCACCGAGCATGCCGTCGGTCTGCACAGTAATCTGCTCTTTCTTACCCTCGTCGTTGACGACTGTTTCAGTGGTCACACCACCGATGAGCCCGGCGTCCGAACCACTGGTGTATGCGTCGTAGGCGATGTCACAATCTTTCAGGACATCCCCGACAAACTCCCAAGCGATGGACTTGCCCGTCCTTGAGGGTTGAATCCAAAAGCAGTGAACACGGGGGTCAAGGTGAGTGTTACCCCACGGGATGCGCACATAGGGTGCAGCCACCTGCCCTTGAATGAAAAAGAAAGACAGCATGGCTGGGATGTCGTTGTCAATACTGACTTCCCCAAACTGGTCTACATACCCTCGGAAGAAGTCGAACTTTTTCACTGCTTGATAATCCACGGCTCGTCGCATAATTCTACCTCACCAACTACCTCTACTTAAACTATACGAAAGGCAAGACAACCGAGACATTTGACAAATATGATGCTGCATTATAACCTACCGTCGGACAGTGCGTTGAATGTGCACCGGGTCTTCACTGGTGAGAACATCAAGAATCATCTTGCGTCGCTGCTCACCGAGCCCCTTGACTTGCTTCAGTGCCTCGGGGAACATCATCTCCTCAATGTTCCCACACTTCTCAAGGAGGCGGTCGACAAGGTCGGGTCCGATGCCGGGGATAGCGAGCAAGACATCCTTCCTGACATCATTGGTTGATACTCGACGCACGGCTTTCGCTCCGTGGCTGCTGGCTGGCTTGTGCAACTTGTCATGGAGTTTAACGACAAACAGCGCAGCCTCGCTGACATTGGGCGTGTAGAACACCTGACAGTCAAAGTCAGCCATGATGCGAGCGATGGTGCCGGTGAGTTCACTCTGCACTCGACTGTGCGTCAGGCGCTTACCGTTCTTGCTGCCCATGGCGACATGCTTCGCTACGCTCCCGTGCACAAGCAGGAAGAAGCGTTCGTAGTTGGCGTCCATGTTCTCCAGTTGTCGCCATAGGTGACCTGAATGGCTGGACTGAAACAGGTCGCCGATGCTCTTGGCTTCAACGCACGCTGCGCCGAGTAAGTAATCACCTACCACGAGAGACTGACGGACGACGGCCAACCCTGACTTCTGCGCCTTACGCAGAATGGAGTCGCAGAGCGGTCCTCGCTCGTTGCTGTCAATGATGAGGTCGGGCTTAGGCATTGTTCCTTTCCTCCTCTTTCTTTTTTATGTAGCAAGCGCTGCACGGACGCTTCTCATTTGTGAAGATGATAGTTTGGTTGCAGCCCTTACACGGTGTGGCGGTGGGTAGAGAAGCAGCCAGTTCAACTCCAATTGGACTGAGGATGTATGTATTGACATCCCAGCAGTCGCTGCTTCCTACGGTTTTGGCTGACTTCACCTTCCCGAAGATTTCAAAGGCCTCGTCTTTACTGAGGATGTTGCTCAGGACAACGGTTGAAATGCCGTGTTTCCATTGAACTGTATAGTCAATAATCTCGTGGTGGGAGAGTGGTCTGTCAACCATGTCCAGCAATTGAATCAGGCGATTCTTGTAGCGAGTCCTCCTCGATGAACCTACTGTCCTCTTCATCACACTTCCTCCATGATACTCCCATCGTAGTAACGACATCGGCCCACGCAGAAACCATCTCGTTCGATGGTGGAGCAGCGGGGTGCGTCCAATCCACACTTGCCTTCGCCGCCGTAAATGATGCTTTCGACTTGCATTTTTGTCATGTCTTCCTTGAAGTCTACCCAGCCCTGCTTCTCGATAATTTCACACAGGCGTTGAACATGCTCCGCACGGTCTTCGTTGCTGACAGCCTCAGGTCGGAAGAACCAGCGCATGCGTGCTGCAAGGTAAGAAGCGAGGTGCAGACGGTGACGGTGTGTTGGGTTACCGACTCCAAGAGCGGGGGAGAGACAGGGGAGCACGACGATGTCGTCAAGCGTGACATCGGGCAGGTGCTCTACTCGCTCAACCTTACGCTTGAAGAAGTTCTTGCGCTCGGGCAAGGTGATTTCAGCGCCCTTGCTACCGTGCTCGATGTAACCGGGGCGAGGGTCTTGAGCGAGTTCCATCAGACCGTCGTGGTCCAGTTCAAGAATCTCCTTGCTCAAGAGGGGAATACTCCAACAACCACGGCGTGCGTTGTAGGAGTTGGGAATGCGAATCATGCCGCTCGTGTCGAAAGCGACAGCAGGGTCGTTACATCCGAGGTCCAACTTGCGATGCCAGTAAGACATCAGGTTGCGACCACCCTCTTTGATGCGGCGGACTTCTTGAGGAGAGGTCGGCATGTAGGTTTCAGAGAGGGGCACCCACAGGTGGAATCCACCGCCGCTGAACCACACGAAGTGGCGAATGTCTTCACTCAGCAGGAAACGATGTAGCCTTTTAACCTGCTCGTGCATGTAGGAGAACGGGACCTCAGCGCCACGCTGTTTGAAGTCCTTGCAGTCAAAGTCCATGATGAAGTGATGGATGACTGGCGTGTCGTAGTCGACTCGATGGTTGCGAGGCGGCTTGGTAGCACGATAGCCGTAGGCCGTAAAGTAGGCGTTACCGCTACCGTTCTTGCCCTTCCAGTATCGTTCCAACTCATCCCATGAACGAACGATGAATCGTCCACCCTGCATCCCGTTGGAGCCAATCTCCAGCACTTCCCGTGGGAAGTCCAAGCGAATGAAGCCCATGGGCTCACCAGTCTTGTCTCGGATAATTGGTCTTGATAAGCGCCAAGATGTGCTCCAGCGTGTCACGCAAGCACTCAGAATCCAAGGCTTGCGGGTGCACCGTGAGGTGGAACTCGTAGTTCTTTGCCGGTGGTGGTAGAGGGATTTCTTCACCCAAGTCACCGAACTCATCAAGCGTGGTCTGCCTCATGGCGTGGGAGCCAACGAGAAGGAACTTCCCGTTCTTCGGCAACCCAATGCGCAGCGTGAAGCCGTCATGCGGCCGTCGCTCACGCAGCAGTTCTTCCAATTCATTCATCTGTATTCTCAAGGTTTCCCTATTAATCATGTATATCATCTCCTATTTTGTAATCCCCCATCCAAGCCGGGCAGCGCTCCATGAAGTCACAGTAACTGCACTTGCTCTCGTTCTTGTCAGCAGGGAAGTCTCGCTTAAGGTGAGCGTCGACGAGCGCCTTGATGCGCTTCTCGACGGTTTTGGGTGCGTAACGGCCACCCGGCCCGTTCACGGGCTCGTAGTCCCACACAGGACCATCGCCACCATTGATACCGCCGCCGGGAAAAGCCCAGCCCCATCCGACAACGGGGAGGAACTCCATGTGCGGGCTGTGTTCTAACATCATACGGTAGAACTGCATCTCAGAACGCATCTGAGCAGGCTTGTATTTGCTCCACTTGCCGGTCTTCAGTTCCATGAGAATGATACCCATGCGGTCATCGTCCATGAACATCCGGTCGATGTAGCCTTTCATGTGAATCGGCACCTCGGTTCCGTCGCTCGCTACAACGATGCGAGTAGCATGCACTTCCGTCTCGTTACCCACGGGGAACCAGTCCTTGATTTCATCACGCTCGCAGTTGCACAGCCGTTGAAACGCCCACTTGACATAGAGTCGTAGTTGCTCAGGCTCCCCGTAGATGTATGGCTCAGGAGGTGTAGGGAGTGTGTCGATGCAGAGGCTCAGGGCGGTGTCCTTGTCGCCCTTCTCGATGAGGTCGTAGACATCCTCTACGACATCTTCCATGGCCTTCCACCAGTATTCGACAGCGTCGTGGACATTGGACCCACGGATGTGATAATCCTGCTCCTCGCCACGCAGGCCGAGAATCTGCTGGAAGTAATACTGCTGAGGGCACCAATCGAAGGTGCCGACCGATGACTTGGTGACTCGGAGAATCTTGTCCTTCATGTCGGGGTCCCAAGCGTAAGTGCTCTTCTCGTAGGATTTGAGGAGGTCTTCGTGCTCGTAAGTGTCACGCTCGTTATTGCCCCCTTCGGGGTTGGGATTCCATCTCACTTCCAATCACCTCGTAGTGCTCCTGCGAGAGTGTCAAGGGAACGCATGTCGTTATCGTCCTTCAACCACACATTGTCGCAGATGGTCTTGACTTTTTCACCCTTTGAAGCAACATCGGCGGCGAAGTTCCAACCACGAATAATGACTCTATTGCCTGACTCGGTCGTGAGCCACAGTAGAATACTATCGCTGTTGACATACTTCTCAAGTTGCTTTGGAGGCACCATGCGTTTGAGTTTGTCCCAATCTTCACCCCGAAGTCCCTTGACTTCGACCGGTTTTTCTTTCAGTTCAATGTCAGGGTTCTCAATGTCGCCACGGTAATTCGTCTTCATTGATTGATAGAGGCGAGTGAGATAGACTTCAGCGGCAATTTCACAACGGGCACCAACGATAGCACCGAAAAGGCGGTTGTGGCTGTAGACACCAGTCCCAGTGTTGTCGTGATGCTCCTTGGTTTTTTGAGCGTGTTCACGACACCACTCCACTTGTGAGTCGGTCAAGTTGATGGTGACCGCTCCGTTGATGGTTTCAACCATGACGCTCATCCGAAGTGACCCCCCGGTGAGTTGGTCATGCGCTTGTATTCACGAGCAAAGTTGGTCAGGGCCATCTCCTTGCTCTGAGCGACGACATCAAGGTCAGCGAAGTATTGCTCCTCAAGCACAACATCAATGCGAGCGACGGCATCCCACGGAAACAGGACATGACCTTCGCCTGTGTCAACAGCCATGAAAGATGAGAAGGGACCGTCAGGTAGAACAAACTCTCCCTCGACAATGTCACTTGTGCCTCCGGGCTTAGCGAACTCCACTCTGACTTTCATTCGCTCACCTCTTCCATCAGGCGCTGCACATACACAGCGGCGTCCATGAGTTCTTCCTGCAGGTGCTGCAGCCACTCCAGCAGGTTGAGGTCGCCACGCTCCATGGTTACACCATACTTCTTCTTTCCAACAGCAGCACGCTGCTGAATCTTCTCGCACACTTC